ACCCTGCGTTTAGATTTAGTTTTCATAATGCGTTTACCAGTTTTCCTTTCTTATCTTTGGTGTAAACCTTTCCAGTCTCTTGGTGCATCCAAAATTCTGCACCTTTAAGTTGCATTTCTATGTAGTGCCTCGGACAATGCTTAAGGTCTTCCAACCTCAGCAACTCCATGTTCTCCATCAAAGGGTCTTTATCATAAGGCTTGATAACAACTTCAGGTGCAGGTGTAGGCAATGGCCCCATAGGTTTAGACCTAATCTCTTTATCTATGGTGTACATTGCGTACATAAACCCAGCGTTCACAAGCACAAGCCCGCAAACAAAAACAAAAAACCACTTTAAAAATTCTTTCATCTTGCGTTACTCCGTAAAAGGGTTTCTAAAAACTGAACAAAATTCTCACTTTCAAAAGTGAAAGTCACAGGTTCGCCTGTGTCAATGGTCACAAACCCCTTGGTCGGAGGTTTCACTGGTACAAATTTGTATTCAACGATAGGGTCTGTTGGAATGCAGACACCTTCTGGCAGCTCGTCTTCGTGTCTATCAAGCATGGTTCAATCTCCTTAAGAAAGATAATTGGATACGCACAATGCGAACCCCGCATCTCGACAGGAAGAGCCACCCAAAAAAGTTAAATCCTCTTAGTTACTTGGTTTGAAACCTCGCACCGCGGGCTTAAAAAAAAAGACCCCTTTGTCTGCCCCCACTTAGGAGCGACGAAGGAGCGGATATTTCAAAGTAAGCACGAAGTGCAACAGGATTACTAAGACCTCCACCCTGGTGAGGATGGAGGTAATAGGTTTTGCAGGCTACAGAGGGAAGAGTTCTTCTTCCTCTGCCACCACAACAGCTTTTGCTTTCTTCTTTGCTTTGGGCTTAGGAGTTTCAATCTCCTTTGCCTTTTCAGCAAACAACTTTGCCAACTCTTCTTTCAAGGCTTTCATGCCTTCAGAAAGCTTCATAAGCTCTGCAAGAATCTCAGGATTCTTTGTAGTCTTTGCCACATCTTTCAATGTGGTTACTCCTACTAAAGCTTTCAAGTTATTGCGGAGTCGTTCAAACAAAGCGGGGTGAGTCTTGTCAATAACTTTTACCAATGCTTTAAACTCTTCTTTATTATCTTGTGACCAATAAGGAAAAGACTTGCACACGGTATCAACATACTGTTCTGCTTTGGGGGTAAACCCCTTAGGAAACTCAGCCTTGGTCTTAAAAGTAGCCAAGAAGTTTAGACCCTTGATTGCGTTTTCGATTGAATACATGATGATCTCCTTGAATATGAAGTTAAAGGGAGCGAAATTGCTTCCCCGTATCTCATAAGGCCGATACATCTAAGACCTAACACGGATCTTTGGGCACAAATAATAACGCGTGAGCGAAGCTCACAACAAGTAAGTGGCTGTAGACGAGCTTGCGAGGCGGAAGTCCTACCGCTAATAGGGGGAGAGTGCCTGCCATAAGGGTAGCCAAGACAGGCAGAGAGGGTTATCTCTGCACAGGAATCATCTCTAGAGGAGAGATTCGTAGCACCCTCTCTTGCGAAAGGGCATTACGAATCCCTCCTAGCACAAAGACTAGGAGGAATACGGATGTTTACATCTGGTTTCTAACCTTACAGAAGGATTCGAACAGCCATTTGTGACTGATCAAGTTGCCTTTCTCAAGACCCTTGTGTATCTCAAGGTTCTTGATTGGCTTTGCGTAGTCAGGATTAGCTTGACTAAACAGTTGATGGAGAGCAACAAAGCAAAGAATCTGATCAAAAGTTTCTTTGGAGTAGTTCTTAGGGAACTTTTTCCATACATACTTTCTTTGTTCTAAGAGCAGAACTTTCTGCTTTCTTAGTACAAGATCAAACCCCATTGAAGAAAGTTTTGGCAGCTCTCCTTTAGGTGTCCAGCGAAACAGATTTACATCGTCATCGCTGTAACAGGAAGCCCACCTTGAGAAGGTAAGATTAATCCTGTCAACCATAGTAGAGTAAAAGCTTTCTCCGAAGTCTTTGCGGATCTTTGCAACAATCCTTTGTAGCTTAGGCAGCTTACGCTTCCAAGCTTCCAAACTTAACTCGTCAGCAACAGTATCAAACCAGTCTAGCTCTTTCTGAATCCGTTCAGAAGCGGCACGACATAGCTTGCTGTAGTCGCTATCAACTGTAAGGAATTTTACAGTCTTACGAGTTATCTTAATCAACTCCTTGAACTCTTCGTCATAGCTACCCGCTACTCCGAACACACTCAAGGCTAGCTTTCTGTCTAGCGTAATTGTCTTGTTCAGAAGATCGTAGTGCATCATCTTGACAATCTCTAGACACTTGTCTTCCAACCATTTGATAAGCACTGGATCGCAAGTCTGAGTTGCAAGATCAATACATTGCTCCATCGTTGGTAGAGGGCAGCGGTTAGCATAGCCTGTGTTCCAGCAGGCAATTATGTTTACTGCCCAACCAGGATTAGCAGAGACTTCCAACTTAGCCAAGAAGTGACTGAAGCCTCTAGATTCTTCTTTGGCCTTAACAGCCTTAGGAAGAGCAACAACTTCTTCATCAGAAGCAGATGCTTGAAGAGGCCTATCTGCTGGGAAGCTGCAAGGCTCAGACTTCCAATCGCCTTTCAACTGTGGAAGGTTATCTTCGAAAGCCTCAGCGATTGCATACTCATTCCTATCATTTGGTGTACGATAGATCAAAGCTACAATCCTTTCAGTAACCTTGTGCTTTCGGAAGATAAGAGCGAACTTATCATCCTGATCACAACCACCCCAATTGACAAGATTGTCTAGCCAATACTTGGTAGATACTACAAACATATCGTGGCTCTTGAGATAGACAACCTTGCCGTCATCAATACCTTTGCTGTATAGCTGAGGAGCTACATAGCGTACTGCTTCTAGACAAACGATCTGAGAGAAGTACGAGCCGGGTATTTCTACCCAAATTTCTTGCTCGTCAACATCTTCAGTCGCCATCCTACGCAACCAGTCCTTGCAACTTCCTTGATACAAAGCTGGCAACTCTGCCTGCGAACCACCGCACTCGTTCCAAGTAATGGAGCGAAGTCTTTCACCCGTCGAAAAGGAATCCTTGATCCGCTTCTCTACCTTGAGCATCTGAAGCTCGTGCTTAGATTCTTCCGGTGTCTTGCCAGACTTGATGTCTACAATACCTTTCTTGAGCGTAGAATTAAACCATGACCAGACCCTAGTCTTAAGACCAAAGAACCAGCCAAAGTTTCTAAGACACTGCTTGTTGGTATAAGCAGAAGGCTTTGCTCCCTGCGGATCGTAACCGAAGAAAGCTACATCACCTTTTACCACAACTTCATCTTTGATGTTCTTGCGATGAACATAGATGTTTGCTCCTTGTGGCAAAACTTTGTCTGTAACAATAGCCATAGCTTTGATCTGACCAAGACCAGGTATCCAACCTCTAAAGTTTAGAGTCTTGATATCCAAGATAGAATCATCTAGCTTGATCTGAGGGTTTGCTAAAGCCCACTGATTTCTCAAGATGAGCATGAACTCTCTTGAGATTGTGATAGTTCCATCACAAGGAATATCCAAGTCAGACGATTCTGCAATGAACAACTTGACTTCACTTGCAGGCAGACAAGCTGCTACTAGGAAGTTTCTTTCAGTCTGTGATCCGCGTTTCTCTACCTTGCCACCAGTGAAGTGGAAGATGTTGAGATTCTTGGCGGTACAGTCGAAGTCTACTTTACATCCGTCTACCACAGTAAAGGTGTTAAGAACACCTTTGGCCCAAGCAGAAGCAAGGACTTTCTGTTTTTCTAGCAAGTTAAAGAGACTAATAACAATCTGAGGATTGCTGTTAGAGATAAAAACATCTTGCTTTTTCAGCAAAGCACTAGCTTCTACCAAGCTAGTAGCCTTAGCATCTGTGCAAAGACTGTACTGTTTCCATCTTTTACCGGCTAGACTCCACTTAACCAAGTAAGGAAATCCACCTTCGTTGGGTACACTTGCAGAGGTGTACAACAATTCAACTGCAATTTTCCAGCAGTCTTCGTACTTGTTGACTTTAGAACGAAGAAAGTTCTTCAAGGAGATGCAACGCAAGCCTCGAGACTTATCTTTATTTGCAGCCTTTGGAATCAAAAATAGATACATGTGAAAAATCTCCTATATAAATGAAACAAGCCCCTGCTACACGCAGAGGCTTTAAGAATTAACAAACACATTTGTTTATTTTTCGATGTTGATTACTAGCTCATCGTTGTGCAAAACTCGAATTGTAGTTCTATCGATTGATACAATTGTGCTAGTGAACGAGTCTTTGCCGTTCACGCTAATTAAAACATCCCTTGCAGAGATGAAAGTTTCATCAGCACCAACAAAGAAAGAAACGATTGCAAAGATAAAATTAACCATAACTAAAACTCCTTAAACAAAAACAGCCACACTCAAAGCGAGCATGGCTAAACAAAGAACTCTTGAACAACATGAACAAGAGAATGATCTGCAAAGGACTCGAACCTTTGTGTCTGCCTGTCAGATCAAAATCCTACACATACAAACGAACCTTCTGAAGAAAGATCATTTGACCAAACCCTGATATCCCTTCATGTGAAGAGTAGGTAACGGTATTGATGGTTGGGAACAACATTTTGATATTGTTGTTCTTGATAGTTGCGTTTACTTGCGAAGGATAACAGCAGTGAACTTTAACTTCTTGCGTAGAAGTTAAAACCTTAATACTGATCAATTGTTGAACCAACTCATCCATTGAAACACATCCTTCATAAATCCCAAGCACCTTACCGTTTGAACATCCGTGAGTGCTAATGATGACTTCTTTTTCCATCGTTGCGAATACAGTTATGATTGGATAACCGTTTTGCTTTTTGCTGTGTTGATACATAGTCATAGCAACATTACATTCTTTTAGAAGCGTGTATCCACGACTAGCAAACAACATTGCAGTGCTCAAAGCAGCAACACACATCGCAGCACACAAGAAAAAGAAATTCCAACTTAAATCACCAACCATAGTGATAACGAAAGAAATCTTGATCAAGAAAATCATGTAAATGAAATTAGCCATAACGAAGCTCCTTAAACGAAAACAGCCACCTCAAAGTGAGATGGCTGAAAACTAGCAGTCTGTATAAGTCAACACACCACGGGGGGTGTCAAATCATATAAAGAAAGGTACATATATATGTACTGTACCCCTCTTTAACGGAGCTTGATTTTTAAAGTTCGCTAGCTTTTTGTGCCGGAGTTGTTTAACTCCATCCTTCTGATTTGTATTTGAGTTGCAATAGGAAGTTGATAATCTAATAATTCGTACTCAGTTTCGCTCCGATATGAAGTTGCGGTTGTACCCTTTCCGCCTTCGGAATAATATTTTAATTGAGCTTGTTGAAACTTTTCAATAGCTTTAATACTTTGAGGAGATCCATACTCTCGCATAGTTTTTATTATATCTAAAGTAACAGTAGGCCCAGTATAAAACTCCGGAAGCAAATCTCCGTCTTGTCTAAATTTTTCTATCTGACTTACATCGATCATTTGTCTTTGTAACACAGGATCAACGACATGAAATCCTTTACTCATATTTTCGTAAATTTTATTTTCTGCTTTATTTAAAGCCTCATGAGTTTTTGCTTTAGCTATTTTTTCAGAATAGCTTGCTCTTTTTTCTTCAAACTCGAAAGCATAGTTAGAAGAATCTTTTACATCGTCCTCATCAAATTGTCTTCGCAATTCATCAGCTTCTTTAGCTTCTAAAGCTTTCCTTCCTTTTATGTCGCCTTTAGCAACGGTTCTCCCTGCTTCTTTTGCATCTGTAATAAAAGCTACTCTACCTTTAACTTCTCTGTCTCTCGATAAACCTTCCTCTAACATTGATTCTGCAACAAACAAATTAAGTTTTTGTTTTTCAATTTCTTTTTGTTTAATCCTTGCCAAGCTACCACCTAAAGACTTTCGAGCTTTTGCGTAAATATCGATTTCTTTCCACACAAGCTTTCCATTCCTGTCGTAATCCATCATTAAACCCAACTTTGATCCTTTTCGCATTAATCGTTGTTCGCCAGTTAAGGGATCGACTATCCATTCTTTAGTTGTTCGTTTTGGCATATTTCTTAAGGTATCTTGCAATTTAGAAAACTTAACTCTATCGTGAGGACTCATACCTTGAATCAAACCCTTCAATATAGAATTTCTTCCCCCTAAACCAAAATCTTCCTCCCTGCGTTTTTTGCTGACCTCCGCTTCAACAGGATTTTTACCGCCTTTCTTATAAACTCTTTCGCCTCCAAAAGTATCTGAAGGTGCAAAACCCCCTCCTTCATTCATTCTTGGGGCTTTATATCTAATTACTTCTTTTTTCCTTTGCACCCCATCTCTTCCTACATAAAATTGTGTTAAGGTATAAAAAGGAGTATCTTCGCGAGAATCTTCTTCTGCTAAAACTTTTCTTTGATTTAAAGCATCAGCTATTAAGCCAGACTCTCTGGCGTATGTGTCAAAACTTTTAGCGTACATTTTAAACATAGTAGTAAAAGCTTTGTTTCCTTTTATCTGATCTTGAGATAAAGATTTACCAAATTTTGAAGTTACCGCAGTAGGGTTAGCTAAAATAGTAGCGTGAGTGTTTAAAATCCAATTCATTGCTTTGTTTTGTAAAGACCTCAACCTTAATGATGTTTTTGCTTGTGTATCAGATAAACGAAGATATTTATCTCGCACAGCAGTAATTGCAGTTATTCTTTTTTCTTGTGCGATAATTAAAGCTTGTAAAGATACAGGAAAATTACTGTAAAAGTTTTTTATTTGATCGTAAGTGTATGTTTTACCTGTAATTGCTTTGACTTGATTAATAATGTAAGTTTCTCTAGTTTTTAAAACTTGATCACCTTTTTGAATTTGGTTTTTCTTGTTTTCTATTTCTTGATAAAGTTTATTGTTTTCTCTTTTTGCTGTTGGATCACCTTCAAGCATGTAAGCATAAACCTCGTGCAAAGTTTTTCCAGAAAACCCGCCTGAAGTTATTATCCAATTACCGGGATCATTATTTGCGATATTCAATAAACTCTGTTGATACTTTGTAGGTTTTGATTTTTCTTCTTTTTTTTCTTCTCCTATTTGTTTATAAACTTCTCTAATTCTATCTTTATCAAAACCTCCTTCAAAATAAGCATCATTAAATGCAACTGAGTTAAAATGAGCTGCAACAATAGAAGCACTCTCATAACCAAAACTCTTATTAACGCTTTTTTCTATTTGATCATTATTAATTCCTCTTGCAGTTAAACCTTCTTTTACTCTAATTTTTAATTCTTTTTCAAACTTTCTAATTACTAATGGGCCTACAGTTACACCAAAAGAAGCTGATGTAAGCTCATTTACTTTTATAATTTTCCGAATTTCGGGGTATTCTTTAGAAAGCTCTGCTAATAATTTTGTTCGATAATCTGTATAGAATTTTGATTTAACCTTTTCTTTTTCTTTTTCTGAAAGGCCTTCTAAGGGTTTATCTAATTTTGGTTTGTTTATTTTTACAGAATTAGTTATTCGATTTAAATTTTTTCTCAATTCCTCGTGATAAGAATGAACTAATTTAGGAATAAAATTTAAATCAAGCGTTTTTTCCGGCTCATCTTCATCGTCATCAAACTTAAACCTTTCGGTTAATTCTTTATTTATCCCATCTATTATTTTTTTAAAGTGTGCAGCCATTGAGAAAACTCCTTTTTTAGTCTAGTATTTTCGCCTCAACCTTAACATGGATTCAAAATTATGGCAAAACAGCCGGGAAAAAAAGCAGCAACTCCAAGACCATCCCCAAGAAAGCCTGGGGGCAAGAAGCCTTCACCGCTTGATAGAAACTCTTTGCAAGGAATTGCTCCGTACCCCGATATCAAAGATCCTAAAGACTTATCAAGTCTTGTAAGCTTTAGCCCTACTGGTACACCATTTATTAATTCATGGACTGATTATCGCATTGAACAAGTGCGAAACTACAAGCATTGGGTTTACATTGCTATTCGAGCTATAGCTCAACAAATAGCTTCAACTGTTCCGAATATTTCTTGGGTTAGCTATGATGCCTACGAACAAAAACAATTTCGTCATATTAAAAATAAAGCTTTAATTCCTCTTTTAGCCCATGAATCTTTAAAACCTGTTCCCGACAAACACCCTCTACTACGGCTTATTAAAGATCCTAACGAACCTGACACTTCATACGATCTTTGGTACGAAACTGTAATGTTCTTTAAGCTGACAGGATCGGCTTATTGGTGGACTCCTAAGAACGCTCTTGGTCTGCCTACAGCTATATGGGTTGTTCCCTCTCATTGGATGTGGCCTGTTCCGGGTGTTGATCAAGCGGTGATTGGATGGGAAGTCCGTCCAGTTGAAGGTATCTACAAAAAAATATTCCTTCCCGCAGATGAAGTAACTGTCTTTAAAGATAAGTCACCTATTTCAAAGATTGATGGGTTTGGCCCCTTGACCGCTGGAAATCAATGGGTTGACACAATGGATATGATTAATCGATCACGATGGTATGCTTATCGTAACGGAACATTTCCTACTGTAGCTGTAGAATTTGATGGCAAATATCAAGATCCTTCAGACGAAGCTTTAAGAAGAATTGAAGCAAAATTTATCAACAGGTACACAGGTGAAACCAAAACAAATAAACCTCTCTTCGTTCCTCCGGGGGCAAAAGTGACTCCTTTGTCTTTAGGAATTAACTCTATGCTCTTTGGGGAAACTGCATCAGAAACAAGAGACAATATTCTTGCACTCTTTGGTGTACCGTCTAGCGTAGTAGGTCTTTCAAAAGATAGTAGTTATGGATCGCTTATCGCATCTTACATTGCATTTATGCAAATGACAATAAATCCGCTTATGAGGTATATGGGTCAAGTCTTAACAGAAAAAATAGCCAAACAATATGACCCTTCTCTTCGTGTTTGGTGGGAAGATGTTACTCCTCTTGATCCCGAACTTACAGAAAGACAGATTCAAACAGACTTAATGTGTGGAGCAATCACACCAAACGAGGTAAGGCTTATGCGTGGACGCGAACCTTACCCCGACAAATGGGGTGATCAACCTATTGTTCCGCTAAATATGACTTCGGGGCCTCCGATAGAAGCAAGTACAGAGCTTCATAGTACCCCTAAAGATACAAATTACCCAGGTTCAACCTCTGTAGGTGGTACACATTTGCCTGTTCCAGAGCCAATGTCAGCCCCTTCAGACAATAAAAACACACAAGGAGCATCCCATGAGGCTTGATACAACCGCAGATATCTTATCTTTCATCCGAAAAAGAAGAGAAATTCTTCTGACTCAAGGTAAAAATATGGGTTTTAGTGGCTTAATTACGGCTTCTAGAAACCTTGTGCATACTTTAGAGAACCATGATTCTGTTTTAGCAATGGATTCTCAGTCAGATACAGCTCCCGAAATTGATACAAGCAAGATGTCAGCAAAGTTTATTGTCTCAACTTCATGTAAAGATCGTCATGGCGACATCGTAGAACCCGAAGGTTGTCTGCCACACATTAAAAATTACACTCGCAACCCTCGGATTTTCTTTGCACATCGTACTGATGATCTTCCCATTGCTTCTGCAAGGGATGCGGAAGGAAATCTTTGTCTGGAAGTAGACAAAGAAAACGGACTAATACGATCCACAGCTTGGTTTCATGGAGAGACACCAGAGTCAGAACTTATCTTCCGGCTTATAGCTCGCAAAGAATTGCAAGCAGCTTCCATAGGTTTTCTTCCGGTAAAAGCTGCTGTAATTCATACAGATAACACAAGCGAAAAAACTTCAGAAGGTGATGAGGTTTTAGATTTCCGAAACATGGGTCACCCCATCATGCAGTTCCTTGAATGGGATATGATCGAGTGGAGTGTAGTACCTATACCTGCAAACCAAGAAGCTCTTGCAGCTCACCTTGGACGCGGACACATTGAAGGAGAAAAAATAACTCCCGCTGTTCGCAGAGCTTTGGCTGCATGGGTTCCACCGTCAGGAAAAATAATTGTTCCGGTATCTGCTCCCGCCTTAACCGCTTTAAAACAAGAACCTGTTGCAATCGAAACCAAAAAAGTTGTTAAAGAAAATATCGTTTCTAACGCTGTAGATAAAGAAGAACTTGACGAAGTTTATTTCAAATACAAAAAAGAAACCAACATGTCTTACAAAGAATTAAAAGCTTGGAGCAATCATCCTTGTTCAAAAAAAGCTTCTCTAAGTTCTGGCCCAATAAAAAGAAATCTTGAATTGCTTTCTACAGAAAAAAGTTCTTGGACACAAAAACATATTACATGGGCAAATAAAACAATTGCCTTTAATTCTCGAATGAGAGAGATGCCAAAAGGTAAACCAGCTTCTAAAGAATGCCCTTGGTCTAAGCGAGATATCTCACTTAAAAATTGGGCTTATGATCCAAATAAAAAATCAAACGACAAAGACCTTGATGCTCTCATTCCTCCGCCTAAACAACCTTCAGACAAAAAGTCTGTAATCCCTTCCGTAAATTCTGATTCTGCTGTAGTTTCCCAAAAAGAAAATGGCAGTAAGGATAAGAAAGTTAAAAAATTATTCCCTGACAGTAAGGAGCTTCTAATGGCTTATGAAGATGAAGATAAAAAGAAAAAGAAAAAACCGTCTGATGAAGACGAAGTAAAGGACATCGACCAAGAAGATGAAGACGAAGAAAAAGAAGTCGATGACGAAGATGAAGAAAACAAAGCCATTGATGACGATGAAGAAAAAGATGGCGATGAAGATGAAGAAGAAAAAGATATAGACGAAGAAGATAAAGATGCCGAAGAAGAAGACACTACAAAAATTCTTAAAGGCATGTCTGAAGTAATGAACAATATGTACGACTGTGCTATTGCTCACACTGACATCTTAAAAAGTCTTCACGAAAAAGTGGACGAAATGTACAAGTCCAAAAAAGCTCAAGAAGAAGAAGAAGCTAAAAACGAAGAAGAAGAAGAACGAAAATCTATCCTTAACGCTTTAACTATTCTTAAGTCCAACCAAGATTCTTTAAACAAGAAGTTGTTTGAACTCACAGGAAGAAAATAAAGCATGAAGGATAAAAGAAACTCACCTTCTTTGCTTCCTGTTATACAAGCAAGCAAAGAAGTAGGGACTAAACAAAACCAATGTTCTAACTGTTTACATTGGTTTAAATATCCCCAAGAGTTAGCGGGGCCTGTCGGAATAGTTAGCGGGATTCCGCAAATTGAAGAGATGGGCGATTGCCGAAGGTATCCACCAGTAATCGCTGGCTCGCACCCTGGGTTTCAATTGCAAATGCAAGGAAGACTAGGGCATTTTCCGGCTACTAGCAGTTCAAACAGTTGTGGCGAATATGTGCAAGTTTCTTCTTGAATGGTTTAATCTACGAAAGGAAATAACCAATCATGGCGGAGAAAAAAAACAAACCAGTTTTGGACGCTATTCAAGGCATCCAAGACAATCAGGCAAAGCTTCAAACCAAGCTAGAAGAGATTGAAACCACTAGCAAATCTGCAAGAGGAAACCTACCCGGTGCATCCCCTGCGGTTCGCAAAGGTGAAGACTCTATGTCTAGCCGTGGCTACAGCTTTGTAAAACTCTTTGGTCTTCTTCGTGGCGAACTTTCTCCTGAGAATGCTCGGGTTGAATGGGAAACCGCAAAGAAACTTCAAAACCTTTATGTTGATCGTCTTGGATTTAACAAGGCTTCAACTAACACAATCATGGCTCCCTTCGGCTCTGACTACATCGCGGAAATTCCCGGTGAAGAAGGTTTTGCAAGGGAGATTAAGCAAGTTGTTCAAGCAGGCGTATCTGGTGTTGATCGTGATGAAGTATTTGCACTTCGTCAGAAACACTGGGGTCAAACCAAGGCTTTGTCGTGGATCGATGAAGGTCAAGGCGGATCGCTTGTAGCTCCCCCTATTCAAGGCGAACTTATTGACCTCCTTAGGAACAATGAAGTTTTCATGCAAGCCGGGGCCAGAACTATAGCCATGCCACCCAATGGCCGAATCACCTTCCCAAGACAGACCAATGCTGGTACTGCTTACTGGGTAGGCGAATCCAATGCCATCACGGAATCTCAACCAGAAACCGGAGATGTACTCTTGCAGGCCAAGAAACTTGGCATTCTTTGCAAAGTACCTAACGAGCTATTTCGCTTTAGCTCTATCTCTGTTGAGATGTTCTTGCGTGAAGACATTAGTCGTGTTCTGGCCTTGCGATTGGACAAGTCGCTTCTTGAAGCGGCTGGTTCAAGCAATGAGCCTAAGGGTCTTATCAACTACGCTGGTATCACAAGGCACACTGCTTCTACTGTTGCTGCTAACGGTAACACTTTAGAACCAGAAGATATTGCTCAAATGATCGGCAAAGTTGAAGAACAAAATGCTCAGTTCAAAGCCTTTGTAATGCGTCCTCTTATGTACGCAGCAATTTCCAACAGAAGGGCTGATGCCGTTACTGCTGGTGATAAGAAAGGCCCATTTGTATTTAACATGTTCCGCGAAATGAATGCTAACATTGATTTCAGCCGAGCAACCGCAGGCAACCTTTACGGAAACCCTGTTTACAAGTCTACCCAAATCAGCGGTGCTCGCACCAAGGGTAGTGCTTCTAACTTGTCTTATGTGCTTGGTGGTGACTTTACTGATTACCTTGTTGCGATGAGCGGAGCTATTGAGTTCCAAATTTCAACACAAGGTGACACACCTTTCACGACCGACCAAACGTGGTATCGTGGCATTATGTACACCGATGGTGCACCTCGCCATGAAGCATCCTTTGTACTTTGTGACAACCTTGTTAATGCGTAATTAGTATTGATAACCCAGAGAAAATAAAACTTCTCTGGGTATCTTTAAAATCTAAAATAAAGGAACAATTCATGCCAGCTACTTTCATTGGTGATTTGAAATTGCAAGCATTTGGAGATGCCTCCATTGCTCCTGTAACCTCGCCCGCTAGCACAGTAACAGGCTCTTCCATCGACATGCAGTTGTCTGACGGAAGTGTCAACGCTATTGTTATTGTTGGTGCAGGCACTACAGCTTCCTCTGCTACCTTGGCTGTTAAAATCCAAGAAAGCACAGACAACAGCACTTGGACTGACCTTAAAATTCTTTCTACTCTTACCTCAACTTCAGCTACTGGTACTGGTATCACTGGCTTGACCCACAGTGGTAAGATTTTAAGGAACGCTCGTTACCTTCGGGCTGTTGCTACCGTTGGTGGCTCACCTGCTACCCTTCCTCTTTCTGTACTGATTCTTGGTTCCAAGAAGATTGCAGGCGACGGTAATGGTGCTCTTGCTAGTTAATTTTTTAATTACAAATGAATGCCTGCTCTTTTATTTGAGGGCAGGCTTTTATTTTGGAGGTGCTTGTTTATGTCTTATGTACCTCTTTCAAAGTTTAAAACCTTTTCAAAAATCTGTTCAGATGATGCTACGCAAGATGACTTTTTAAACATGATCTTAATTTCTTCTGAAGCTGTTGTTCAAAACTGGCTTGGAAGAAAACTCGAACAAAATACTACAACCGAATATTTAACAGGTACTGGAAAACGATCCTTAATCTTAAGACATCGCCCAGTGCTATCTATTGTTTCTGTTTACGAAGACTTTAACGGACACTTTGGTACATCTCCCGGCTCTTTTAGTTCTAGCCAACTATTAGCTTCTGGAAGAGATTACATGCTAGATTTAGATACAAACGGAACATCATCTTCAAGTGGAATACTTTATCGTATTAACAGCAATTGGTTAGAGCTTGGACGCGAATTTGTTCCAGGCAAGCTAACTCCTGAGACGGGATCTCCTTATGGAAACATTAAAGTAACTTACACACACGGTTATGCTGCTGTTCCTGACGATATAATCTTTGCTACTTGCATGGTTGCATCTTATATGAAACGAAATATAGGCATTGGTGGTGATATTAAATCAGAAAAATTAGGCGATTACTCTTATACTTTAGGGGGAAACGGACTAGATTCCCGTTCTTCTATTCCCGAAATAGCGTCTGCAATGGCAATACTCTCTCGATATAGGGAGTGTGCATGGTAATAGAACACCTTTGTAACTTTTCAATCACTGTTGAACGAGCAAAAATTACAAAAGATATTACTGGCGGAGCTAAAAGGGAGGTGTGGGAAGTTGTTTACAGCAACATTTCTGCTGCTATACAACCTATTAACAGTGCAATTCAGCATCAATTTGGTCAAAGACAGATGATTAACTCTCATCGTATCTACACTTCTTGTTATTTAAACATTCAACGAGGCGACAGAGTTCGAACTTTTGGCCCTCCACGAATGTTTGTTGTAACAGGGATTTTAGATCAAGGTGGTAGACAAAGAGTTTTCTCCATTGATGTAAGGGAGCAAATGGATTAATGGAAACTACTCCCCCAGAACCACTTGGATTTAGATCTCGAAGGCATCCATCTTCTATTTTGGAAGCAGTACAAGACCTTTGGAATTCTTGCCCAATTCTACTTGAACATTTTCCGGGCGGATTATTTGTATCAGAAGTTCCCGAAAGACTTGACGGTGAAGAGCTAGTAATACCTTACGCATATGTAAACAAAACTCAATCTGATTTTACATGGACAATGACTTCACAATACATGGAAACATGCGACTTAGATTTTTTCCTTTATGCTCCCGGATCTGAAGCTGTAGAGAATTGCTTAAAATCGATTCGTGGTGTATATGATTGGTTAGATTTACGGTTCAGTGACAACTCTAGTTCTGTGATCTACATAAGACCAGACTCAGAAGATGTCAATTCGGAAAGTACCCGGTACAAGGATGGAAGACTTTTGTATCGAGGACATATTAGGTATGCGGTATGTGTTAATCGATTTACAGTAAATAGAAGAGATTAAAATGCCAGCCAATATCCCTTCATCCGTTTCACTTAATGTAAGCAATATTGTTGCGGGATTGTCTTGGACATACAGCGGAACTACATCAACAGATTTTTCAGTTAACACCTCCGGTAATTTTAATTACGGAAGAAACTTTGGTAATGGATATTTAAGTAATCAAACAGCAATTTATATTGCAAATACAATTACAATCCCTACCCAAAGTAATGTTCAAATTAATCTTTTAACACCCTCTGATGACGCATTTGGTAATTCGTTTTATTTTACAACAGTTCGAGTTATCTACATAGAAGTAGCTGAAAACTCCGCAGACGTTATTATTGGTGGAGGCCAAAACAACACAGGCCTAAACGCATTCTCGACCTTTATGGGCGATTCCACAGACAAGATTAAAGTAACTGCCGGTAGCGTATTTCAGCTAACCAATCCTAGTTTAACCGGATACACCGTTGGCGGATCAACTTCTGTTTTAAGGTTTTCAAACACAGATGCCGTGAAATCTGCTGTTATTAGATATTTCATAGCAGGCTCTTAACCCCCAAGGAGATTATTAACATGCCAGCAATTTCAGGACATAACGGAAGAGTTTTAGTTTATCCACAAAATAGAGATGCAAATCAAGGTGATGAAGATTATGCAGGTACAGTACCTGTAGCTTTGATGGCTAATCGATGGCAGTTTAGTTACAAAACTGAACTTCTTGAAACTACTTCTTACGAAAACCCAAGAGCACCGCTTGTTACTCCGTTATCTTCAAGGGTTGCAGGACTTACTGATATTGATTTTAGTTTTGACGCTTACTGGGATACAGTAAGCAAATATGCTCACCCTTTGGGTTGGCCCGATCTTCGTCCGGGTAGTCGCCCTGCTATTGCTCTTGAGATTAAAAAAGGTCTTAATAAAGCAACAGGGTTTCCTCACATTAGTCCTCCGTCTTCTGGTCTTGAAGACGCATTACAACCAGAAGGTAAACTTGGTGATGTTAATCCTATTGGACAATTTTTTTACTTTGTAGCGTTAATTACAGAATGTCAAATTAGCACTGAAGTAAAAGGTGTTGTAACTTACTCTGTAAGTGGAAAAGCTACTCCTTATGTTACAAATACCACTGGAGGGCTTCACGAACTTCGCACAGGAACCTTTCTTCCTGGTTACAACAATGGAGGTATGCCTTTCTCAAGTCAAGACTACTTCTATCAAGATGTTGTTACTGATTAAGCAGATTAAAATTTTAGCATTCATTCCTCAAAAAAATTTAGGAGATCAAAACTATGCCAGGTATAGCAGGACACAACTCAAGAGTAAGAATTTGGCCACAAAATAATCCGTATAATCAAGGAAATTCGGGAACGACTTTCCCCGATGACTATGTAGATATGTTTGCAACAAGGTGGCAGTTTACTTACAGAACTGAAGCTGTAGATGCAACTACTTTCGAAGCACCAAGAGTTCCTTTTGTAACCCCAATGATGACATATATTGGTGGAGTTACAGATATTGAATTTACAATTGATGCTTTGTGGGATACAGACACTAAATCAGGAAGTCCTTTTGCTTACCCTGACCTTCGTCCGGGAACTCGACCTGTGATTGATTTGTACATTAAAAAAGGGCCTAATGATACTACTACTCAAATAGCGAATGTTCCGCTTAATCCGGGTTTACAAGGTACACCAAACCCTATTGAACAGTGTATTCGTTTTACAGCCGTTATTGCAGATTTAACAACAGACTCTGAAGTTCGAGGATTAGTTAAATATACTTTTTCCGGCTCTGCTGATCCTTACATTCTTGATGCAAATGAAGGAGGCGGATTAAACGGCCCCGGCGAATACTTTAGCACAGGTATTTGGTTACCATCGTTTGATGGTTCTTCTGCTGGCCCAGCATTCTCTTCTCAGAATATGTATCATTCTGTTTCAAACGGAGTGGAAGATCCTTACGAATGGAATGGAGAAGATGCTTCTGTAGCTAATGATCATAAACCTACAGTTTATTCTGGTAAAAACCCTAACGAAAAAGAACCTGTTGTTCAAGAAGTTAAAAAAACTTCAGAGGCAAAAGCAAAGGTTGATATCAAACCAGAAATCAAAGCTGAAGTTAAAACACCCCCACCCAGCGATCCGTTAAAATAAGGAGATTAAATTAGTGGCTGAAATTTCAAAGTCGCTTGGTCTAGGTAGTGTGTTTGAATATCAAGGTAAGACTTACACCTGTTCTCCTTGGACATTTAAAATCCAAGGAGAATTTGAAAGATACCTTGAAGAACACGCAATTCAAAAAGTAAAGCTAATGAAGCCTAGTCTAAACGAAGAAGAGTATCGTTTCCTTGTATCTTCTGTTCACAAAGATATTGCAAGCGGTGCGTACTCTTTTGGTGGGGAAGCGGTTTCTAAAGCTATATCAACCATGGTTCACTTTAGGGTACTTCTTTTCTTGTGCCTTAGGGTTAACCATAAAGATATTACAATGAATGTTGTTGACGAGCTTGTAAAAGAACGTCTTGAAGAGATGATGGCTAAAGTGTCAGAGGCGAACTCCGACCCAAACACCGAGAGCCTGGACTCTACGATGACCGAATAAAGTCCAGGCCTAAAATGGCTGAAGTTATTTCTGCGTTGGTTAATGAACCTTATTGCCTAAGCATTGAGGAAATTGGCAATCTTACACCTTATCAAGTACGCAACTTGTACTTTAGGGAAAAAGAAACACCAGAGTCTGAAGTGCCTTGGTTCTTTAAAGGTCAGCCAGCACCTAATCAACCAGCAGTAGATAAGGATAAAGAATTGTTTTGGAAGGTTAATAAAGAGTGGCGAAACCTTCCGGAAGAGCAAGTTGAAGCTTTGTGGCAGCAGCAGTTAAAAGCTAAAGCCCCAAAGAAAGAAACTCCAAAAACAAAAACCACTCCAAACTCTAACCCACAAAATAAAGAGAAATCTAATGGCAAGATCAAGACCTAAGCTTTCTCAATCGCCTTGGAGTGGGTTGGATGCTGTTCGAAAGATTATGGATAGGTTTGGCGAGTTTGGCGAATCGCTCAATCGTATGGCCGGTGCTCTTCACGGATTAGAAGATTCTATGAAGCATTTGCTTGGTGTGACCTCACGCGTCACTGCTGCTATGCTTATGCTTCATGGTAGCCTTGCAAATTCTGGCAACTCTCCAAAATATAGCAAATCAAACAAAGACGATAAAAATAAACCTGACTGGGATCAAATTTATAAAAATAATAAAGAACGAGATGATAAAGATTACTCAGACAAAAAATTGCGTAAGGCAGTTGATGATGCTGAAACAAAATTAAAGTACGACAGGTTAGCCAAAGAAAGACAATACATTGCTAAGTTAAAAGCAATCAACGATCAAAAAATAGTTTTGCAGAAAAAAGCTTCTTGGTTTAAAGACTCTGCTGAATCTAATGCAATTGAATTTAGAAAATATGGACGAAGAAGTTTTATCAAACAAAGAGCTGATGCACTTAATGCATTTGCTAATAAAAAAGTAAATCCAAATAGACTTAATGAAGACGAAACTGTTCAACAATTCAAAGATGCTAGAACTGTACAAAAAGCAGGTGAAGCAAATCCTAAAGGTATTACAGATACTGCAATTAAAAAATGGGTTCTAGATACAGAGTATGCGTTTAAGAGTTTAAATACAAATCCAGAAAAGGCTGTAGAACAACAGGAAAATTTATCTAATGCAGATAAAAAAGCAAATCGAATCATAACTCAAATATCTTTAGTAGGTGTAAACGAACTAGGCCAAGCAGTTAAAACTTTTACTCAAAACATTGAACCCGCTTTAAACCAAAATGAAATTTTATATAACCTAGGAAATAAAACAAAAACTGAACATGATGATTGGAAAAAAAGGGAAGATCAAAAAACAGGAAAAGTTTCAATTGATGCAGCAGCAGCAAGCTTAATGGCATTCTCTCAAAGAGAAGGAGTTAAAGATGCTGTTTTAAATACAGACTTAACCGCACCAAAGCTTGTTGGAAAAAATCTTCTTGAAGCAGATTTGCCTGCTTTGCTTAACTCCTTTAATTCCCCTCTAGGGGATGCATTAGGCATAAAAAATATGCCGGACGCAAATAAAAAGGAAAGTCAATACGATCCTATGACTCTGGCGGCAAAATCGATTCAACGATTGCTTCGAGGGTTTACTGCAGACGAACTAGAAACTACAGCTAAAAAATACGACTTAGATATTAACGCTTTACATAAATTAGGAAATCAATCACTTGGTGGTTACAAACAAGAAGACCTAATGAAACTTTTTGGCCACACTTACGGAGGTGCTGGTGCTCACGATGCGACTTCGGATGCTACAGCTTACGGAAGACTAGAAGTTCTTATCAGTAAGTTTTCACAGATTATGCAGCAAACTATAGATAACCGAAGTGATAGCCAGTATCTAGACGATATAAACCTTGGGGATGAAGCTGAAAGACAATTAGAATCAACCCTTAGAAAAGATTATGCGAGCAGTCAAGATGCTATAGATCGACAAAATATCGTAGATGCAGCTCAAAACGCTATTAAAAAATTAGAATTAGAAGCAAGTAACACAGCGTTAAACATTGCTGCAAGCAGAAACGGTATTGAAATACCAGATGGCCCGCGAGCAAATGTTTCTCCTTTTAGTTTAAAATCATCCGGAGATTGGGATACTCAACCTACTCTTACGGTAGATGGCGAAGAGATAATGTCTTCTGCTAAAACACCTAAAGCAACTCCTGCAGATTACATTAAAAAACTTAAAGAACTAAAAGACTCAAATGCAACAGGTTTAAGCGGTGACACTTCAGAATTTGATAAAGCTATTGATGCTTTTTACACAGCAAGCAAAGCTGACCCTTTGTCACCTTTATCCGACACTCAGTATGCGGGATTTAAAAACGAAGAGCTTACAGCAACACCTGCCCCTCACAGACCTCGCGTTGATATCTCTGCTTTTGAAACCACAGGAACAGGAAGTTTTAAAAAACGACCAGAATTAAATGTAGACCGTTTGCCTGCTATGACAGGCCCTTATGCCGATGATGAAGCTTACACTCAAGACATGATTACTAAGTTAGACGAATTAATTGCTTCTGACGCTACCAACATGCAAGGCAACACCGATCAGCTAAAAGCTCTTCAAGACATTTTAAAAACAGTTTTAACTGAACTTAAAACTTTTAAAGCTACACCTATATTAGCCCCCGGAGTACCAATCACGTCTGTATTGCCTCCACCAGCTTTACCGCCATTACCACCTACACCACCTGCTCCTAATCCTTTAGACCCTAAAGCTAGAAGAACTTTTTCAAGTTCTTTAAGTGGAGTAGCAGAATCGATTGTTAAATCTTTACGAGTGTTTGCAAAAAAATTAAATGACGGAAAAAATATTAACTTTAAACAAATTTTTGGGAGCGGAGAAGGAAACCTTAAAGAAGCTTTTGGTTCTTTAGCTAAAAGTATGTTTGTTACAGCAACCGCAGCTTCGGGAGCTGTTGTAGGTCTTGCCCAGTTAGCATCTGCCGATACTTTTGCAACCTTTCAAAACTCTTTACTTATGTTGGGCATGACCGTAGGATCTTCTTTTGTAAAACCTATACTTAAACTCTCTTGGCACATACAACAATTAGCCGATTGTTTTGCAAACCTTTCTCCCGAATCGACTGCATTTCTTGAATCTTTAGCAAGTTGGTCAATTGCTATTGTTGGAGCTTCTATGGCTCTTAAAGGACTTGCCTTTATATTATCTCCGGTAGCTAGTGTAGTAAAAGCTTTATGGGCCTTAAGTATAGCCATAGGCGGGGTCATTCAAAAAATGGCTGTAAACGGAATAGGTCAAACCCTTTCTGGGGGTGCAGCAGCAGCAGGTGGGATGTTAGTAAACACTTTAAAATTTGTAGGAGTGTTAGGAAAATTAGTTGGTATTACATTTGGGCTTTACGAAGCATTTGCAATCTTATCCGATACTCTTTTTCGTACAAACGCGTCATTTACTAAAGGCTTAGTTTTAAGTCAAAAGAAAAAGTACGAAGAAGAAGAAAAAAGAATTATGGAAGAGTCAGGTGATAAACCCAAAGACAAAGAAGAGGCTGAAAGACAATTTAAAAGTTACAGCGAAAATAAAAAATACACAGAAAAAATGTTAGAAACAAGTGACGATGTTTCAAATTTATTTGATAAAAAAGTGAAAGGTGGTTATGGAAGGGCCTCTACATGGGATACTGATTTAAATAAAACAAAACATCCACTTCACGAGTTACTGCAAGAAAATTATGTTGGACGAAATCTTAGCCACGAAGCGACAGAAGATTATGTAAAAAGATACAACATGCACGAACAGCTTTATAAAAAATTAAAAAAAGAAGGAAACGAATCTGGGGCTGATTTTAATTTAGGACAGATGGCAAAAATATATTCCGATATTGATAAAAATGCTAGAAGTAAAAGTTGGTTTGGGGTAGAAAAAAACGAAAAAGCAGAAAAGTTTTACGACATGTATCATGGCGGAACCATGCAAGAAGGTCGATTAAATGCAGACAGAACTACAAAAAATGATACTAGATCACAAAAAGACAAAGCTAAAGATAAGTTTGATTCTTCGGGAGGCTATCAAGGGCTACTAGCATCTTTTCAATCGTTTCGTTCCCAACCTTCTTACATGGGTGTAGAAGAAGCTCATCGTAGAGTTCAGATAGCAGCGTTAGGTTCAGATCCTTTAGAGCAAAAGATAAACGAGATACGATCTAACGAACTTGCAAAAATGGTTCAAGCTTTAGGCGAGATGGCACAAAACTCTGGCGATAAAAAAGATGCTGCTATATATCAATTTATGACACCTTTTTTAAGACCTGGGTATTAAAACTACATTTAATTAAGGATTACTTATGTCGTTACTTCCATTTAGAGAACCAACGCATCAAGACGATGGCAAGCCTTATGTTTCAGAATTAATAACAAACGCATTAGGAATAGATTATATTCCTTATGCTGAAAGACCTAATTCACCAACAGAGGGTTTCCAAAATAATGTCTTTAGAGCAAAAAGAACATTTGATGTTCCTTGGCATTTAAGATGGCATTTTATGTACGCTATGATTGGAGATCACAGTAGTAAAGACGGAAATATAAAACGAAGGCTACCGTTTGGTTATAACATTAGAGGCTTTACTAGCATTTACGACAGAAGAGGGGATGCTGATGATTTCAATCCCATAGATAACCCATGGCTTTTTGCGACCAGTATAGATTCCGTAGAAGGAATTGGGTTTGACGGAAAAGATAGTTTTTATATAGGCCTTACAAACAATCAACTTTTTGGAGATATACATAACGCTAATAAACCTTTACCTGACGCGGTAAACCCTGTTAACGAACAAAAACCAAAAAACAGATATAACAAAAGATCTAAAACAAGTAATCCTCGTTTACGTTTAAAAAACACTTATGAAGATTATATAAATGCTGAAACAAGCTCTAACGAAAATGAACGAGCTGAAACAAGTATTAATAAATTAAGATTTGTTAGAGAAAAATTAACTAAACACGAAACAAGTATTGTTTACAAAGATGTTATTAAAGAATTAAAATTAGAAGAAAAAGAAAGATTACAAAAAGAAAAAGAAACCAAGGAAGAACAAAAAAAAGCATATAAAACTTTTTTAAAACAAATAAAAGAAGAAAACAAAAAACCTCTTACTACAAACTTTAATGCTTTAAAAAAAGGCAATCTCCCTGTATTTACGACAGCATCAGAAAATGCAGAAGTTCCGGGAGCTTTCCCCGAAGGAACGCTTGATACGTTATTAAAGAACTATAACAATGTAGACCCTACTTCTACTTGTAAATATAAACTTGCAAGAATAACTGTTTCTTTTGAAAATGTTCAATATAGAATTATTTCAAAACTTGCAGAAAAAGCTGGGCAAGGAAATACAGGAGAAGAAGAACTTTTAAACGATATCTTTACCACATATTTTCGTATGCCTACTGCGGAATTTTTAAGCTTACCTTTTGGTGCATATCGTTATGTTGATTTAGATGATTCAAAACGTCATGTAGTTCAAGGAAGCAACATGCGTTTAATCGCTCAAGAAGAAATTCTTCTTACTTGGAGTAAAGTTCCATACATTCCAGATGCAGTACGAACAGCTATAGGGTCTGTTAATGATGATTGGTTTCCTATAAGTCATCTTGCAATCGAAGACAAGCTACCGCCAGATTTAGATAATAGGCTTTGGGCAGCTCCCGGAACTTTGTTGTGTACTAATATTGAAATAAAACCATACAAAGGTTTTTTTTCTCGTAGAAATTATGACATCAATTTTAAATTTAAATACTTTCACGCAACTGAACCTAATTCAGAAGGTAAGTTAGAACAAGCATACTCAAACACTATTGTTACAATAGCCAGTGATCCTTGTAAACCTTCTGGCGGAGATAGGAAAGTTTGTCAAAAACAAGCAAAAGGTCATAACTTTTTTTTAAAATATTTATTTGTAAATGTAACAGGCAAAACAACTAACGATGTAAAAACTACTACAAACAATAGCGGAGAAATTACCACAACAACAACAGCACCCGGAAATCCATATAGCGGAGATACCCAAAGTCCTTGTTCTTTTGATGGTAAATCGTTTACATATAAAAAATGTGACCCTCAAAAAAACACATCTCTTTTTGTTTATGAATATATTACGCACGATGGATGTCCAACAGGAAAACCTGTTTATCCTTCTAGCAATTTTCGTTTATTATTTTTAGCCCCAAGTAGGGCAGATAATAATTGTGGTGGCTCAAGCACAAAAAACCATCCAGCTTTAGGTACGGGAACTATTATTGCAGGCGAAAATAGTGGAGGAGATTCTTTTGCTTCTTTGCCTTCACATTCTTATTTAAATTTTTCAACTCCAGTCAATAATGTTGCCCCTGTTATGGGGTCAGTTACAAAACCTATAACAAAAAACAATCGATTAAGGAAATAAAATGAGAGACATTCCTTTTCCTGAGTTTAGAGGCGGAGATACGGTACTCGCTTCTGATTTTGATCGATTGGCTAAAACAACCAATAATCTATCTTCGTCAAGTACCGGCAAAGGTATTCACTCTTTAAAAAGTTCTGCTGGTACTTTTCATATACAAGAAAATCCAAGACCTTATATCTATGCCAAAATATTAAAAAAAATTGAAGTAACAGAATCGCCTTTACTTGATTCGGGTTCAGGATCTGGATCTGGATCAAACAATTGTCCTGACAATAGCTCAGGGGAATCTGGAAATTCTGGAAGCGGTTCGGGATGTAAGCCAACAAGTACAATTATTCACAAATACAGTTGGAGGCAGATGTATGAACAAGACGGAACGCTTTATGACCCTATAAATGATTCAACGGTTTATTCTCCGACTATGGCGGGATCAGCAGACAGGTTGGAAGAACCACAATACTATTGGCCTGCTTACGAACTAAACAACCGCGATGTAGATATAGGAACGATTGTTCAATTGTACTTTGGATGGGGCCCTTGGTTGTATTTTAACCTTGGAGGGTTTGGTGTAGGAGGCCCAGCTTACATCGATGTCATAACTAACATATGCCCTATTTATGAAGAGGTTGAGCCTTCAATCGGACTTACCCGCTTAGATACAGAAAACGGAATTGAAGGCGGGCCTATTACAGCAAACGGAACTATAAGACTTCAAGACACGATTAGCTCTGCCGGAACACCTCTTTCTGGAGTATCACAAGGGAACTTATTTAAAACTTATGATAACTCTTTACAGCTTTGGATTAACACTCAAGGAAGGATAACTAAAGTTCTTTCTACCGCTAACGCAATGCCTCCAAAAACCATTTCGGAATTAAACAAATTAACTTTTCAAATTCCCGAAATGGCTTCACATAAAAGCTTTTCTTTAATGGAAGTAAAGCCAGGTTGCTGGGAAACCTTTGAAGTCCGCTGCGACGATTTTGCCGCAACTTTAGAAATTCGTTGCTTAGACAATTCTAATTTTGGTTCGTTAAGTTTAAAAGGTTTATGTTTTAGTCTAGAAAGTTCTTCCTTGTTCGAAATACGCTTAGATAAACAAACCCAAACTTTAAATCTTTGTTACAGACCAATTACTTTTTCCGCTCACTCTTTAAGCATTAAAGCAAAATACGAGCTAGAAACTTCTCTGTTTAATGAAACACCAATCGAAATAAACACTAAATTAATTGGATTTGTTTCCAACTTTAACCCTGAGTTGCAGTGGAGAATACAATGAACACAGCAAAAATAGATAGCTGTAATGAATTATCTTTTTCCATGACTAAAGGAACTACTTGGTCTTGGGATGTTTTTGTTCAAAGCACTAAAAATAAAATTCAAACTTTAGTTAATTTAACTAACTACACAGCAAGAATGGATATAAAAAATTCTGATGGAGTTCTTTTGTATCGCTTATCTTCTACTCTTGCTCCGGGTCAAGGTACGCTTACTATTATGCCTTTAGATGGCAAAATAACAATGAACATACCTATTGCCGACTCTGCTGCTTTTCCTGAGGGTTGTTATATTTACGACCTTATGATAAGTTCTTCTACCTCACAAGTGTATCAAATATTAAAAGGCAATTTTACAGTACACTCAACGGTGACCGACTTATGACTTTTAATGCAAATGAAATACTTAACAACGAAAACAATGCACCCAAAACAATAATTGTATCTAGTGAAAGCTACAAAGTAGTTGTTAATTCTGAAAGTTATTCGGTAACAATAAGTACAAACGGAATTACTTCAAGCGGAACAGGAGATATTAGTTTTACTTCTGGTGGTATGGTGTTTGGGAACGGAACACCTGTTCTTGCGTCTACAAGCAGATCAACGCAAAACAGTTCTGTTTTAATGGAAAACGCAACAGGAAATCCTTTTTTTACTAATGTTTTAGATGGCGGAGTTTTTTAACAAAGGTTTCTTAAATGGATGATGTAAACAAAAGAGTAGATAATGTCGATAAAAGTTGTTGCGGTTGTGAAGAAACAGTTAATCCGGCTATAAGCGGGGATTGCCCCGGCTCTCTGGAGCACATGACAAACTGGCGAACAGAGCATACTCGAATCCGGTTACCCGAAGATAACTTTGCTTTTCCTGTTGAAACACAAAAAATAAACCCAAACGATTGCAATTGCGATCCTGTTGTTGAATCTTGCTGCACAAATCTTGATGATCTTCCCGATAAAATATACGCAAATTTTTATGTAGATACCGCAATAGGGAACCAATACCCTTTGCTTAAACCACAAGAGGGTCGTTTAGGTCAATTTCATTTTTACTCCCCAACCGCAGTAGGTGGTTTTGGGGGGCCACTCCAAAGATATTTTAGTGAACAAGGTCGTATTGCTCCTAGTTGTTTTGTTTTTAGTTTAGACGCAGAAAGAATAGATTTAGGCGAAGAAAGGCAAGGCATAAACAGAGGCGTAAAGTTTGATTTAAAACAAATTCTTGAAACTGTTGGTGGATCTTTAGATGAAGACTTAAGATACTGCGATAAATTTACCGTAGAGCTTTTAAGAGATCGAACTTTTGATAGTAGTCGTTTACCTCAGAACATATCTGATGTAAGGCATATACATGACTTAAAAGAACAGTTAGGGCGAGAAGCAGCAAATTATAGGGAATATTATTTAGCAGAATGTCCTCCAACAGGAACTGTAATATCAAAAAAACCTTACTTAGATATTATTACAGATACAGATCCTTGTGCTTACGCTCAACTAAGGGCGGTTGATTGTGTACCTAAAATGGTCTGGACAGCAAAGGTAAGAACACCTGGCGATAGAGAAATACAAATAGTTTATTTTTGTGACGGAAAAGATTCTGCCACAGGTGCAAATACTTTTAAAACAATGATTTTTCATTTAGACTCAATCAAAAACGAATGGGGTAGCTTTAAAGAAAGGGATTTTTGGAATCTGTTTGAAAAGTTTGAACCGGATTACGATGAAACCGATTGGTGGCTTTGGCATAAAGAGAGAGACTGGTCTAGGTTTTTAGGGTGGGAACTTTACGGAGATCAGTGGTATTTAGATCCTAATCAAGACTATCGTGTCTTGCAAGACATTAATTATATATTTACCGTAGGCTACATAGAATGGATCTGGGATGAAACCGTTGACTATTATTATCTAATGGGATTACTTTGCAAACATTTTTATGCAGAGTATTGTTCTCCTCGTGGGTTTTTTGTTCCACCCGGAGGATCATTTCAATTAGATGCTCCGTTTCAAGCAACGACTGTAAGACAAGCTTCACCCTTTTTTGAAGTAGATCAATCTGGGGTTTATAACCCATTAGATTCTAATGGAAAAGTATTAGTAAAAACCAGTTTTGCGGGAATAGGTGGCGAAACTTATTTAGGCAGATGCAACTATCATACTCTACTAAACCCTTCACTCCCTATTAACGGTATAAAGTTTCCGCCTCATCCTTGGGTTTGGGATGATGATTGGCAGGCGGCTAATTACCCTCAAGGGTATCCTTATCCTTATATTAATTCGGAAGGATTTACACAATGGAGTTTTGAATCTTTAGCAAGGTTTAGCAAAGGGCCTAAACTAGGAACAGTGAAGTCTTCTGGGTTTAGAACTTTTAACCCGTACCCTACAAGTGCTGATGATTATAAATGCGAATGGGATGTTAGTTGGACAAAATCAGAAAGAATAGATACGGTTTACAAATTGTTTGCATCTACGCATAAAAGAGCCAACTATCCTTTTGGAGTATTATACCCAGAAAAAGCCCCGTTACTTTTAAAACTATATGGAAACGGTAATTGTCCTTACATTCAACCTTCTAAGTTTAGAGGTTTTTCTAAAGCTAATAAAGTTGATTTTACGATTCACAGTGCAGTTAATGGCGTATTGACTTCTCATAAAGCTCATGCAGAGTGTGTTGTATACAAACCTTACTACCCTCCTGCATTTTGGAAGTGTGATATTCGTTACACCTTGAATGATTTGCCTGTAGAAGAACAACCAGCCAGAGCAAAAATACATTGTCCAAAATTACCAGAAGAATTTTTAGATGCAAACCATAAACCAATTGCGGAGTTTCCTAATGGTAAGTATCCTATGCACTTGTTTGCAACAGTAAGCAAAGACTTTATAAAAGCTTCCGGTAGAAATAATCAACGACACAAATATTTTGCAGACGATTGGGATCCTTATAACAAAAATTTTCCACCTAACGAAAAGACTCCTCTTAACCGTGTTCTTAATGATTTTTATACACCAGAGATATTAGACAATGTTAGTGAGTCTGGCGGAGCTGATTACTTTACTCCAAAAGAATTAAGAGGTAAATACACAGATTTATTTTATCGTTTAGATTTTCTTGGTGCAAAAGGCCCGCCAGAAAATTTATCTTTACATTATGGAAAATGGTACAATGACGAACAGTCAAGGTGGGAAACAGCTCGGTTTTATTACAACACACCTTCCCACTTACTTTGGACAAACACTCCGCAATTGTTTGACGATATAGAAGTTATTATAAATGTAACTGCAACAAACTCTGCCGGAACTATAAGTGTTTATTCCCCTTCAGAAACAAAAACAGGATATCCGGGAGGTCATAGATTTACAGGGCAAGATATAGAATGCCCTTATATTAGTTTTCCTTTAATAGTAAATAAAGACTGCGATACCTACACAGGGCCTGACTGTGATTACTTTCCTTACTACAGCCCTATCGGAGAACTAAGCACTATTGACACAGGTAAGTATGCTCCGGGTGTTATAACCCTTGCTCCTAAAGGCGGATTTCAATTAGTAATAAAAACTCATTCTGATTCGTGGTCTAGAATTAGGGAAGGAGAATTTGAATCGGGGTGGGATTATATTAAATGTGGATTTAACAATCCTTATTATGGTACTTATATAAACGGAACAATGTATGACGGAGCCCTTGGTGTTCTTGGAGGCCAATTACGATTTAGGGGAGTTAATTCCGATACCCCTAACATAGAACCACCTAGATTAGATGTTTTTGATTGTGATGAAAGTGATCTTCAAGCTCTTTTTTTAGAAGGTTCAGCAACCTTCCCTTATTCGCAAGCTCCTTTCCCTAACTTAAATCCTCCACCAGATTATTGTAATGGAAGTACGAAACCTTTTTATGCCAATTATGTTGACGGTTTATACCCAAATGCAGATTCTTATGCTGCGGCGGGTGGATCTTTATTCCCTTTTAGGAAGCAACTTAACTTTTGGCCGTCACCATCTGTGCCCTGCCGTATACAAGCAATTAAAAACCTTTGGTTTGGGGAACAATTTTATCAACACGCAAATCCTAATGACAACGTAACCTTTAGCGTTACATACGCACACTGGAGTATAAAAAATACTTCAGCGGTTTATTCCGATTTCATTTATAACGATGTAGAATCTCCACCAGGATTATACTATGTATGGAACGCAGCTCGTACTCTTGTAACGACTATAATCTTAAAAGCTCCAAACATTACTCAAGCCACAGAAATGTACTATGGTCAAGCTTATTGGGAAAATTTAGTTGCAGATAACATTGCGTATGTAAAAGCAAATTTTGAAGAACCTTTCATCCGGGGTAATGTTGATACAGAAGGAACAATGCCCCCTCTTTATCATCAAGTAAATTATGGTGCTCAAGCACCTAGCTCTTTAAAACAAATACAAACTTACGATACCTGTGAAGGTTATGTCACAGGCGGAGATGGGCAGCCTCATCCATACACAAGAGAATATACCGTTTTAAATGGATATGACCCTATCACATTAATACCGTCACAAAACTGGACTTATGTAAACGAGACTCGTACCCTATCGGAAATTACAGTTCCTAAGTACATTTACCCCCACGAATATTATTTCAAATGCACTATTTCATCTTAACCTTAATGGGATGCCATGAATTCAGTTTTAGGGATACGTGTTGACCGAACCAGAATTTTTGTTTCACCCACATTTATGCAAGACCCTTTTTGTTGCGATTCTAAAAGGTGTGATGAAAATCCCAATGACAAACACAACTCTGTCGTAGCAGCAAGCATTTTTAGTTTAGAACTAACCGGACAAAAAATTGTAGACGGCGTAATTTTATCTCCGGGTGATAGAGTTTTAGTCAAAGACCAAACTGATAAAAAAGATAACGGAATTTATATTGTTGAAGACGATTCTTGGACTCGTGCAAGTGATGCGTCTGTAGATGGGCAATTAAAAAAAGGTTCTTATGTTTATGTTGAAAGAGGTTCAGTAAATAAAAATACAACTTTTTCTTTAATAACCGAAGGCATTATAAATATAGGAACAACACCTAACGAATGGGCAAGTTTTTTATCTTCAGCAGACGACGAAGAAGCTTTGTCTACAACCAAAGTAGTCAATTCTGTTTACGAAGGTGTTGAAAGTGTCGAAATATTAATGAACCCAGATTATTTTTTTAAACAATTTACTCGTCCAGTAAGTTGGCTTTATTTATTAATTAAAGCAAAAAAAGAAAATTATGATCCATTAGCAGTTAATCATTTTACAAATTTTGTAAGACCTAATCGATTTAGAGAAGTTTTGTATGGGCCAAGAGCAAGTAACTGGATTGTTTTATTAAACGAAGACGGAACAGACGAAAAAGTCGGAAATGTTTTTTCACGCAGATTTCCTGAGAAAACTTCAATTGTTCTTAGATATTGGCCCGTAATTGGAACAGAACCTTTTTTCTTGTTCTTAGATTACTTAGCAATGCCTAACAGCGAATATGGAGGTAAACGATTACCCGACGGTTATTGTGGATTTGGTTATAAATGGGTTTTCAATCACAATCGAAATTACCACGATTTAGTTTTTTCTTTTGGAGATTCCAAAGTACCCGCAGGTACAGAGCTTACACCTCACGGAGCTTTGAACATTTCATCTTTTCCTACGACTCCTGACGATTGGTACATAACTCTTTTAGTAAAAGATAAAGTTAAAAACCTAACTTATGAAGGAAGGTTTGATATAAAAAGCCGAACTCCTGTTATTCCCATACAAGAAGAGCCATCGCCTTTAGACATCAAACTTGAAAAATACGCTTTTGGTAGTTGTGAAAATGTTCGCGTTACGGCTAACTTTGAAGTTAATTACAATTACTCTGCAACTAGAATTATTAGTGTTACGGGAGGAACACCACCGTATCGGTTTAATTTTTACACAGAGTCTGACAATTTATATAAACCTGCTTCTTTTCATACGCCTGCAAACAACAATCCAGATTGGTTTGGTTTTTGGAAACTAGAAGATTCTATTGCTCCGCCCACTCCTACTCCACCTTCTCCTACTCCACCTTCTCCTACTCCAACACCTCCGTCACCCACTCCTACTCCTACCCCTGCGTTTGCTGTAGCTAGCACTACACCTAATGCTCAATACTATACCTCAGGAGACGGATCATCTTCTCCTTTAAACGGATCTATATATGGAGGTGGTGGAAATACAAACATTGTTTACACTGCAAACAGAAGCGGAATTTTATCTTACAACGCTACACTAAACGATTATATGTATGTAGGAGCTAGTGGTTATGTTGAACTTAACGGAAACTTGTTAGGAGATATTTTAACTAATTACGGAACAAATAACATTTCTGGAACAACAGCCATATCTCAAGGCGATTCTGTATTAGTAAATTTTAATCCAGGTAACGACCAATATAACATGGCTTATTTAAATTTTGGTATGTCTATTGCATCAGCAGATTCTCCTTTAAAACCTAGATCAAAACTTACTCCTACACCAAAACCTCGCGTTATAAAAAGTACATCTTGGGTTATAGATCAAGGTAATAAAATTAAAGACTTTACAAATGTTGATGTAAATTCTTACAAAACAGATTATGCCAATGATAATACCGCAGGCATAATTCAAACTATAGACGATCAAAACTATGGTTTAAAACCAAAAGCTTTTACTTTCATGCAAATTAACGATAACACCATATTTTTTATTATGGACGAAAGAGGATTTTATTCTTACGGCTACGAAGAAATAGATAAATACTCTGGTGAAATACGTTGGGCAAAACAAGCTTTAAAACTTCGAGTTGAAGATAGTGCAGGCAATCGAGATGAAATAGAAATCTTTATTAACAACTGTTCTAAATACGAAAAAGTTTGGACTTTAGACGAAACCTATTACCAAGACGCAAGTACAGAAACAGAAGTTAGAATTGACCGAGTAAGCACTAGAGACTTTATCAACGCATACGGAACATTTTATTTTTCTGATACATTAAAACCTCAGCTAAATAATGAATATTTAAGGTATAACAATTGCGGTATAGGTGCAAAACCAAACGAAATTAATCGATGAAAAAAACTTATATTATAAAACCTGATATGACTTTGGAGTCGCCTCCCGCAGAGTCTTGTCCTCTTAGGATTAGAGTGATTCGTGGGTTTCATTTAATAAAACGCAAAGTGTTTTTGCGTAAATTTAAAACAATTTACAAACAAGCTACTGATCAAGGTTGTACGGGTTTAGTAACAAACCTATCAACAAGCCCTTTATTAACCGCTAATATTAATGCGTCAAACTTTAATTCTATAAGAAGCGTAACAGTAAAAAATTCTGGATTAGGTTTTACAAAAGTACCTTTAATTACAATTAAAGATACTTTTATAACAGGCAGAAACGCAACAGCTTTTGCTCGTCTTGGTATTCAAATGATTGACATAAGAGAACCAGGGTCTGGTTATAGCAACAGCCCTGTTTTGACTTATACTGTAAACGTAGGCATTAATCTTTTATCTCCTCCTGTTTTAGAACCTGTAATTACAAACGGAAAGTTTACTTCTGTTCGTGTTTTAAACCCAGGAATATTTCAAAACGAAGTTGAATCTTACAGTGCACCAATTGGGTTAGTAATTAAAATTACAGATGCTACTGGAACTAAAGCTACTCTTAAAGCGTACTTAGGTATTACTGAAATTATAATAAGTAATGGTGGTGTAAACTATACAAACCCAGAAGTGATCTTTGACTCTACAGCTTTGACGGATACCCCCGAACAAAAAGCTAAAGGAGTTGCAAATTTAAATTCGGGATCACTTGAAAGCTTAACTTTACTTCATGGTGGATTTGGATACACATCAAACCCAAGCGTGACTTTTCAAGATACTGCGGGAATTAACGGATTAGCATCTTCGGATTTAGAAGTTTTACAAATAGCTATTACAAACGCAGGTCAAGGTTACAACCAACCAATGGTTACTATTGAAAACGGTGGTGGTAATCAAATCATCTTTGGGAACGAAACAAGTTCAAACGCTGGGAAGTTAGATACTGTAGTGGTAACAAAAGCAGGTTCTGGCTACGACGAACCACCTTTAATTACAATTGAAGGCCGAGCAATATTAGGTATGCCTATACAAGCAAACGAAACTATCGTTTCTATACCTATTTTAAATAGAGGCTACGGTTATAATAGTGTTCCCAAAATAACAATCAGTTCCAGAGAAGGTCACGGAACAGGTGCAGAAGCTGTTGCAACTATTGGTCAAGCTGTAAAAGGTTATATCACAAAAGATTCAAACGGTGTTTTAACTTCTATAGCAATCTATGATCGAGGAGAATTTTTAAGTAAACCTACAATAACTATACGCGATAATAGCGGAGGTGGCATAAACGCAAAAGCTGATCTTTCTTTAACCGTAAAAAAATTAAAAGTAGAAAGCCAAGGAAGTAAATACGAAAAGCCTTTTGTTATAATAGACACCGCTTCTGAAACCCTTTTTAAAGAAGATGCAAGCAGAGAATTTCTTATTAAATACAACGGGTACAGCAAACGCTATCCTGAGCTTACACGGCTTTTTGAATTACCTTTTTATGGTAGTTCAACTATGTCGCAAGGAGTGTTAAAAAAAACTGTAGGCAATATTCAAACTTACGAATTTACAGGAACTTGTAACGCATCTTTTTATCATCACACTGTAGCTTACGATATTGTAGGGTACGCTACTGCTACGTATGTAGTAGAAGGAACGTGGGATACAGACCAAAAAACTTATACAAGTGCTGTCCTCAAATCTTTTGAATTTGAAACCAATGTTGGATTATACGATAATCTAAATGGAACTTTTGTAACCTTTCAATATTATCTTCCAAGAAATTTAGGTAAAGGTGCTGTTGATAGTTACAACGATGACTTAGCATTTCTTGATTTAGATTTTGGAATTCCCGCAGTTAAATGCGTAGACATCTTTATTCTTACGGATTATTGTTTTCATTTTTATCCTAAGCCTGTTCAAAAAGGTAATAAGCAAGATCCTAACTATATTGAAAATCAATTCATTCCTCAAAACTATAGACCAGTTTTGATTGTAGGAAAGCTTGTTCCTAATCAAAAATTTTTAGGAATTTTTAAAGCTATTTACGGAATAGATTCAATAGAGATTAGAGAAAGGTATTCAATATGAGTAATAAAGCTCGACCTTGCACATGCGATAATGTTCCTCCTAACGGAAGATTTGTTTTGGGTTATTGTCGTGCTTGTTATCTTTATTGGTTTGACGAAGATTACGGTTTAAAATGGGGAAGAAAAGCTGGCGAACAACTTGACACCAACCCCGAACGAAAAGGTATTACGATTCGATCTTTGCAATCAAATCAAGGAAACTTATCTTTTCATTCTTCAGCCCCGAATGCTAAACCTACTCTTCATTTAAATCGATCTTTGCCTTGTATTCATTTAGGTAATGTTAAAGACAGAAGTTCTTGCAATTGCCCTATGAAATTTATACATCATTGTGACATTCATCAATTTTGTCATAGAGGTTCACACTATTCTACTGTGGCATCTTGTCTTACGTGTAAAGACTACAGCCCCGATTCTCCAACCGAAGGTTAAAAGCATGGCTATAAAATCATGCGGTGTTGTTTTAGGGTGTTATGCTTACCCTAAATTAGCTGAAATACAAATAAATCTTATACGATTTCACTGTGGCAACATTCCTATTTTAATTTCAGACGATTGCACACCTGGATATAACACCCAACAACCCTTTAATGAATTTGTTCGCATAGCTAAAACCTACCGAAATGTTTTTCTATGGTCAAATCCTATACGACTCGGACATGGTGGAGGCGACTTAACTGCTTTTTACGCAGGCATTCAGTGGGCAAAGATGAATAAATTGTCTTGGTTAGTCAAACTTTCTCAACGATTTTTGTTTGATATGCACAATTGGACTGATCGATGGATAGAAGAAGTTGAAAATACAGGGTTTAATTTGTCTACTCAAGATTGTTTTCAAGGTAAAAGAGATTTTAAAATCAGATCAGAAGCTTGCCTTCTTCGCGTTGACCCTTGGTATGACGCAGAAATTTTAAATAGCATGTACCCTTTTGCTATGAACGAATCTCAAATGCTAGAGTTTTTCTTTTTAAGCCTTTATAATAAATACTTTGGATCAGTATTTCACCACACCTCTTTGTTTGGATCTCAAAGGTACAATAAAGATCCAGACATAGTATGGCATTGTTCTAGCCCAAAAGAAGAATACGTTAAGATAGGTCAAAGATTTGGCTTAGAACTTGACGCTCATTTTGATTGCGAAGGCTGGCAAAACTGGAAAGATTACCTTCGCTAAGGCTTGATAAAAAACGGTTTAAAACTTATAGTTACTGCCCCAACTTAAGAATTTAACCAAGGTGAAATATGTCGATCATATTTAAACCCAAGCGTACTAATATTTCTGGACGATTACCTTCCTCGTTAGAAGAAGGTGAATTAGCCGTAAATGTAGCTGACCGTCTTTTATGGGTGGCGGACAGCTATAATGTACCACGATTAATAACAGGAAGTTCTGCACCAACATCTCTTAGTGCTTTAACTGATGTTATAAATATAAATCCATCTAACAACCAATTTTTAAAGTACATCAACGGATCTTGGACAAACGTAAATACCGAGATTTTAGATGGCGGTAATTTTTAAATTTTAAGGAACAACCAACATGGCTAATACAATTCGCATTAAACGAAGATCAGCAGCAGGTGCTATAGGTTTACCGCCCGAACTTGCACCTGCCGAGCTGGCGTATAACGAAGCAGACAATACGTTGTATTATGGATTTGGCGATGTTGGTGGTATGAAATCTTCTTCTGTAATTGCTATTGCAGGTACTGGTGCGTTTATGACCACCGGAACCACTCAAACAATCTCTGCATCAAAAACCTTTTCTAATATTACTATCACAGGCGGTTCAATCTCTGGCATCACAGACCTTGCCGTGGCTGATGGTGGTACGGGAGCTTCTTCAGCTTATTCAGCTAGATCAAACCTTGGTGCTGCTGCTTCTGGTGCAAACAGTGATATTACTTCCATAACTGGGTTAACTACTGCGTTAAGCCTAGGTCAAGGTGGAACAGGTGCAACTACAGCTTCAGGAGCAAGATCAAATTTATCTGCTGCTTCTTCGGGTGCAAATAGTGACATAACTTCTATTACTGGACTAACCACAGCTTTAACTATTACCCAGGGTGGTACTGGCTCAAGTACAGCTTCTGGTGCACGATCAAACTTATCAGCAGCAGCAAGCGGAGCTAACTCTGACATTACTTCTATTACTGGTTTAACAACAGCACTTACAATAGGTCAAGGCGGAACAGGTGCAACGTCTGCATCTGCTGCTAGGTCTAATTTATCAGCAGCAGCAAGCGGAGCTAACTCTGACATAACATCTATTACCGGATTAACAACTGCTCTTACTGTGGCTCAAGGTGGAACAGGAGCAACAACAGCATCTGCAGCAAGAACAAACCTTCTTCCTTCTTACACGGGAAATGCGGGAAAAGTCATTGCTGTTAACAGTGCGGGAACTGATGTTGAGTATGTAGCTGCAAATACAGGAAGTGGGTCTGTAACAAGTGTTGCACTTACAGTACCTAATATTATGTCTGTAGCTAACTCCCCGATAACATCTTCTGGTACACTTGCAGTAAGCTTAGCGACTCAATCGGCAAATGTTATTTTTGCTGGCCCCTCAACAGGATCTGCTGCTGTTCCAACCTTTAGGTCTTTAGTAGCTGCTGATATTCCATCACTTTCTTATCTATCAACATCTGGTGGAACAGTAAGTGGCTCGGTAACAATTACTGGCGACTTAACAATTTCTGGTACAACCACTACAGTTTCATCCAGCACATTACTTGTTGCAGATAAAAACATCGAGCTTGCAACAGGGTCTACTACTGATGCGGGAGCAAGTGGCGGGGGTCTAACCCTTCACGGTCTTACAGATAAGTTGTTTACTTGGGTATTAAGCACATCTTCTTGGACTAGTAGCGAAAATTTAGACCTTGCTTCTGGCAAAGTTTTAAAGATTAACGGCACAACTGTACTTTCTGCAACAGCACTTGATGGTGTCGATATTGACGGGGGCACATTTTAATGCCAAGTTACTGCGTTTCTGGTGCTGGTAGCTCACAAGCTAACGGGACATACAGCTATAATAGCGTTAATGGTAGTTGGGAAAAAGTTGGAAACACTTCCATATATTTCAGCTATGATTATGATTACGACAGTTTTAGATTGATAGATGGCACAATGGGAAATATGCCCCTGTATGCAGGAACTTTTTATCAAACTAATCCATCCTTAATAACTTGGGCAACTATTTATGGAACATCACCAGCCCCAACAATGGCATCGGGAGAATGTACTGTTACTTTAGTTGACCCTTATTGCGTAGCTGGGGCAGATAATGCAGCAGTCAACGGAACATACACCTATAATGCTGGCACTTTTAATTATTATATGTCCGACGGGTACTGGGAGTTGGTTGGCAGCTCAATTAAAATGGGCTACGACTCCATGATGTCGACTTATACGATTTCACTTGATTACTCAGTCTATTACACCGCAGCATCTTTAACTGGCCCTTGGTCTGTAGCCTTTGGGGGGTCTGGAACAGCACCAACAGTTACAGCGGGTGCGTGTGGTGCAACATCAACTCCAACAGTCACTTCTATTTCTCCATCAACAGGAACAACAGCGGGGGGAACAAGTGTTACTATAACCGGCACAGGCTTTACCGGAGCAACAGGAGTAACAATAGGGGGCACAGCAGCGACTAGCATTACAGTCGTTAGCTCAACAAGTATTACTGCAACTACACCAGCAAAAACCGCTGGTACGGCAAGCGTTTTAGTAACTACAGCAGGGGGAACAAATACTGCTAACACTTTATTTACTTACACTACACCGACCCCTACACCAAACACAATAAGAATTAAAAGAAGCAGTACAACTACAGCAACTCCTACTAGTCTTTTAGAAGGAGAACTTGCAGCTAATATTTCTGATCTTAAATTATGGATTGGTAATTCAAGTAAAACTCCTGTTCTTATTTCAGATTATAAAGCAACGGGAACTGTTACTTCTGTTGCAATGACAGTTCCAACAGGCTTATCTGTAACAGGAACTCCTGTTACAACTTCTGGTACATTAGCAATAACATTAACTTCGGGTTATTCAATCCCAACAACATCTTCTCAAACAAACTGGGATAGTGCTTTTACGCAAAGGCTTCAATGGGATGGTGGATCTACTAATCTTAATGCAGCAACTGGTAGAACCTCTTTAGGTGCAACTACTGTTGGTAGTAACTTGTTTACGCTTACTAATCCTTCAGCGGTAACATTCCCAAGATTCAATGCAGATAATACGGTATCAGCGTTGACGGCAGTTAATTTTAGAACGGCAATTGGTGCTGGAACATCTTCTACTACCGGAACAGTTACATCAATTGCAACCACATCACCAATAACAGGTGGAACTATAACTCAAACTGGCACAATCGGAATAAATGCAGCAAGTGCAAACACAGCTTCTTTTGTTGTTCAAAGAGATGCTTCTGGAAACTTTTCTGCTGGTACAATCACTGCAACATTATCTGGTAACGCAACATCTGCTACTTCTGCAACTACAGCAACATCAGCTACCACAGCTACAACCGCAACTAATCTTGCTAGTGGTGGTGCAGGGCAGCTACCATATAACACAGCATCTGGTGCAACTAGCTTTCTTGCTGCTGGAACAGCGGGACAAGTATTACAATCAAATGCAACATCTGCTCCTTCATGGTCTAGCAGAGTTAAGTACACAGCTAGTTCATCTGCACCTTCAAGCCCTGCTGTTGGAGATCATTGGTACGATACAGATGATGCAGCTTTATTGGTTTACATAAATGATGGAAACACCTCTCAGTGGGTAGAAGCGGGAAGTCCTAGTGTTGGTGCTGCTGCTATACAATCTAATGGTAGGCTTACATTAGAGTCTGGTGTTCCTGTTTCATCAACAGATCAAACAGCTAAGACTACCGTTTACTACACTCCATACGATGGAAACATTCTTAGCCTTTATAACGGTACAAGTTGGAACGCTTATACCTTTGCTGAATTATCATTAACAAATTCAGGTTTATCCGCTAACGCAAACTACGATATATTTGCCTATGTAAGCGGATCAACAGTTACACTAGAGTATAGTTCAGCGTGGACTAACGACACTACTAGGGCTAATGCTTTATCATTGCTTAATGGTGTTTATGTTAAGAGTACAGATACTACTCGAAGATACTTAGGAACAATAAGAAGCAACGCTTTTGCTCAGTTTACGGATTCCTTAGCAAACAGACTTGTTTGGAACTTTAATAACAAAGTTTTAAGATCAATGTTTGGTTATATTTATCTTAGTAGCCATTCTTATAACGGTCCTGTTCGAGAATACAACGGTGGAGTAAATGTTACTAGATTGTATTTTATAACAGGTATAAACGGAGAAACATATTCAGCTAATGCAACTGCACCTGTAACTAGCACTGGAACTTCGTGTAATGTTTTGTTTGCAATTGATTCAACAACGGTTCAATTTGGAGCATGCGTTTCAGATGACAGAGCTGCTACTTTTACTAGAAGATCAATATCTTCTGTAGGCCAAGTCAATCAAGGATTTCATTATTACACTGCATTACAAAATACAGAGTCAGCAGGGGCTGCTACTTATTTTGATTTTCAAGCTAGTGGTTCTTTGTTTTGTTAAAGGAGCTTTATGCCAGTTGACTTTCCAGCATCCCCTGCAACAAACCAAATCTATTCTTATAACAATAAGTCGTGGACATGGAATGGTACGGCATGGCTTTCAACACAACCTTCTACTTCAATTGGCAACACTTTTTCGTCTGGTAGATTAACTCTTAGTTCTGGTGTTCCTGTTACTACATCAGATGTAAGCTCTACCGTTATTTACTACACTCCTTACAATGGTAACATGATTAGTCTTTATGACGGATCAAGTTGGACTTCTTTTGCTTTTACAGAAAGAACTTTGTCTTTAAGCTCATTAACAACCAATGTGCTTTACGATGTGTTTATATATAACAATGCTGGAACATTGACATTAGAGCTAACTGCATGGTCTTCTAGCACAGCAAGAGCCACCGCTCTAGTTTTAACTAACGGAGTGTATTTAAAATCTGGTGCTTTAACAAGAAGGTACTTAGGCACTTTTAGAGCTACTGGTTCAAACACTACTGCAAGCAGTAAAAACAATAGATTGTTATGGAATTTAAATAATCAAGTAGAGCTTGTAGTTCATCAAGATACTTTTAACACTTACGGTTACGGTGGGCACACTTACACCGCAGGTGCATGGAGAGCGTGGAACAACGATGCTAACCAAAGAATTGGTTATGTAGTTGGGTTGGACCGTGGAATATCTGTTGGGTTTGGTTGTGGTTCAAGCGGAGCAGCTACTAGCCAAGGTGCTGCGTGGGATGGTGGCACTCCCGGTTATGACACAATAGATGTAGCGAGCAGGGCTGGCAGAACTTATTCAACTAGAGGTATGGTGTTAGGATACCATTACATAACTATGATGGAATACGGTCAAGCTTCTTCTAATTATATTCAAGGGATTCTTGAAGGTACTTTTTGGTGTTAAGCTAATTTAAAAGGAATCAAAATGCTAATTGTATTACACGAAAAAATTAACTCTATTGTTCCCATACAAGGAATCTCCGACAACGGAGATGGAAGTTACCGTGTAGATTATCTTGCAGAGCCAACAACAGAACAATTGAGTTTAGTTAATCAAGCAATTGCCGACTACCCTTTGCTTATTGAAAAAGATAAAAAACTACAGCAGATTAACAACCAATGGATTGCTTTAGAACAAACAGGCTGGAACTCTGGTCAAGGATTTAACTTAGGTATAACCCCTTCTGATGTAGCTCTTTTAGTTGGGGTATACACTCTCGCTAAAGAAGCTTCTGTCCTAGGCTTACCTATCCCTGCTATCATTGCAATAGACAACTCTAGTATTCAATTTGCAACCTTTGCTGAGATGACCACACTTATGTTACGCTACGGGGCAGCCCGTTCTGAGATGTCTAGTTCTTTTGCTCAAAAGCGTAAAAATGTTGAAGCTGCAACAACTATCGAAGAATTGGAAGGTATAGTTTAAAAATGAGTATTAAGCATTTAACTGTTTTATCTTTTCCTTATGCTTTTAAAGGTAAACAAAAACCTAGTTACAACATAGATACTTCGTATCTTTATAAAGGATCTACGGTTCATCACAACATTATGGTTGAAGAAGATTCTGAATTAGGAAGCTTGTTTAAAGACCTTACAGAGTTAATTCAAGAATACATGGAAAAACAACCACAACCTCCTTCTGACAGTTGAGTAAAATAACCTCTTGGTATAGGATCACTTCTCTTAAGGAGAAGACCTATGAAACTTTTTTCTTTTTTTGTTTTGTTATTAACCCCTTTAGTTGCATTCAGTGCTGACATAGATTTACCCAAAGAGGTAAAAGGTAAAGTTGGCGACTTTATTCAGATTAACTCTAAAGCAATAACTGATGTTGAATGGTACATTGTAGACGCAGGTATTCAATTTCTTCCTTTTGATTTACTTAAAGATAAAAAAACAGCAATTTTATTTACTTTAAACCCAGGCAAATACAGAGTATTAGCTTGGACAGCTAAAGACAGTAAGCCCTCCCCTGCATATTTATGTTTAGTAACAATTGAACCAAACGATTTTATTCCTACACCAACACCTGTTCCTGTAGAACCTACAGTTCTAGAAAAAAGGCTCAAGCCTTTTTATATTAAAGACACCAGTCCAGATAAAAAAATACAACTTAATCAATTAAAGACTTTATTTGGAGAACTCCAAAAACTTTCTTTAGATGCAAACATAACAACTATTGGGGAATTGTTTAAAGCGGGTGCTGAAATATCCACAACACTTTTAGCAGATAAAATTCTTTCAGAATTAAGAGCAGAGTTAAACGCTTACATGGATGAAACTTTGCCACGAGTTTCAAGTCAAGCCTTAGATCAAAAAACAAAAGAATTATGCTTTTCCGTTTTTGGGGAAATAAAGAAAACTCTAGATAAGTTAGGAGAGTAACTTGAATCTTTATACTGAAGAAGAAATTGAAATGTTAAAAAGTGTTGGTGGCAAAATAGCTATTAACGGAAATGAATCTTATTGGAATTTTGGTTGGATTTCATCAGAAGAAAGATCAGAAGAGCAAACAAATCTTGACGCAACGTATCAAAGGGAAATGCCTTCGTTTAGTATTGAAGGAGAAGAAGAACCTAAAGACCGAGCATTCTTATGGGATTTTTCTTTAAAAGCAAACAACGGAAAACACTTTACAGTATTTCATCAACAAACAGGATCTTGCGTTGGTAACGGATTAGGGCAAGCTCTCTGGTATCTTTCAGCCGTAGAAGTCCATCGGTTAAAAGACCCTGAACAAGTTTTAATGCCTTTTTGGTTACTGCCTTACGGACGTTCGCGTATGTATGCTGGTATGGACAATCATGGAGAAGGTTCTTTTGGTTCTTCAGCAGCGTTAGCTATATCTAAAGATGGAGTCATACCATTTAATCTAGAAGGTTTACCTCAACCTACAAATCGAGATGGTTTAACTTGGGGAAAAGAAGCTGAGTTAGAATGGTCTCGTGGAAGCAAAATAGATGAAAAATGGTTAAATCTTAGTAGAAAACATCTTGTTAAAACAACAGCAAGGATAAGAAGTGCAGACGACGCAATTGCTGCATTAAGAAATTACTATCCTTTGACATGTGCTTCTATGTTTGGTTTTACTCCGATGATTCCAGAAGTTTCTGGTACACCTCCTGTACGAGTTGTTCAACGAAGAAATGATTCATGGGGGCATCAAATGTGTTGTATTGGATGGATAAAGCATCCTGAGCATGGTGATATATTTTACATTTTAAATAGCTGGGGAAAAGAACTTCACGGAGTTCCTGCAGGTTCATTTAACGAACCGCCAGGAGGATTTTGGATTAAAAAGAAAGAAATGGAATTTATCTGTAGAGATGAAGTCTTTGCTTTTTCTCAGTTTCAAGGGTTTCCAGCTCAAACCATATCTTGGAATTTCTAAAGGACTACTTTATGGACTGGGGTTTAGTAGCAGAAAAACTTGGATTACCCGGCTTTATTATAATCCTTTTACTTTTTGGATTATGGAAAAGCATTGCGTGGGCTGGATCAAATATTTTTATGCCTATTACAGAAAGGCATATTTGTTTTTTAGAAAAGCTTGAAAAGAATTTTGACCAAATAGATTCTGCGATACAAAAAATTGCAGACTGCCAACAGCGTATGGTTACGAAAATAGTTTGCATTAATAACAAGGAGAATAACCCTAATGATTAATTATCCAAACACACTTCCTACAGATGCAGTTCTAATAATTGTCGACAAGCTACGAGGAAAAACATCAAACTGGTCTGATGTTATGCTTGCAGGCTGGAATTTATTAGGTTACGCATTATCTCAAATACCTTCAAACTCTCCTGACCGTATTTTAGAAGCGTACACGCAGCTAACAAATATTTCTATTAACACTGAAGAAGATGCTGCAACTTTTCTTGAAACTAATGTTCTTGCAAATCAAGGATCAATTGAAGGTAAAGATCCAGCTAAAATGTCTGGTGTTGTTTTGTTAGTAATTATAAACATAATAACCAAGTTTATTATAAATGTACTTTAGTAAACCGAAGTTTAAAAGATCGGGTTTATGGACTAAAGTAAGGAACGATTTTTTAAAATTGCATCCCGTATGTGCGGTGTGCGGAATTAAAGATCGCCTTGAGATACATCATTGCATACCAGTGCATTTAGATAGAGATTTAGAACTTTGCCCAAATAATTTAATTACCCTTTGTGAAGGGCCTTGTAATTGTCATTTTGTTTGGGGGCACTTGCTTAATTGGCGTTCTTATAATCCAACAGTAAGACAAGATGCACAAAATTTTTCAGAGAAAGTATTAAAAAGACCTTTTGGGCGAAGGTGATTATTATGGAAGACTTTCAATCTTGGATAGTGATTGCAGAAAAAATTGGAATTCCAACTTTTATTTTAATGAGTTTTGCAATAGCTTCTTACAAAGTAATCATTTGGCTTGGAGAAAATATACTAATTCCAGTTACAACTAAACACATTGAATTTCTAGATAACATTGAAAAAAGTTTAAAAGCTGCGGACAAATTTAGTCAAGATTTAATGACGCTTCAAAAAAGCACATTCAAACAAATTGACAATATATCAGAGACTCAAGAAAATATTGAAAAATGTCTTAAAGCAATTACGCAGTGTGAAGAAAAGATTATTTCTTATGTTCAGGTCATTCAAGAAAGGATGACTAAGGAGTAGTAGTTACCCCAGTAGTTTTTAAGGAGTCGGTTATGATTTCAGTTTTAGTTTCGGTGGCGATGATGGCAGCAGAACCCGCAGATCTATTTAGACGCGGTGGCTCTTGCCCCTCAGGTTCTTGTTCTGCACCCGCTTCTGTAACCAAAGAAGTTACAAAAGAAAAGAAAGTAGAAGTATCTACTGGCCAATTGTGCGGAAAAACCAATTGCTGTTTTCATAAAGCAAAACGCTTTAAGAAATCTTGCCGATAATCAATAAGGTAGTTTGCCTTTAGGTTAGGATTAACGCTTAACCTAAAGGCTTTATTTCTATGAGGACTTATGAATACTCAACTTCTTGGCGAGTATTATAAATCAGATGTAGATTTAAGCCCTGGCACAGAAGTGCTAGATATGTTTACTGCGGTTAAATATACAATCAAAGAATACATAAGAGTTAAAGTGTATTACCGAGAAGTCTTTGAGCTTTGGCGGTACGGTTGGATTAAAGCAGATAACACCTTATGGAAAATTGAAAACAAAAACCTAATACTACTTAACAAAATACCAGTAACAAAAGACGAATTACCTACATACCCTCAGCCCAAAACCCCAATACCCAACAAACCACAAACCGAACCACCCCCAGAAGAACGAACTCATCAAATCCTAAAAGCGTTTTTAAAACTAAATCAACTTTAAACTAGAGTGCAATATGTTTTATAATAAGTTTAGTGATATACCTAAATCTCTTATAAAAGCAAAACCACCTCTTATAATCCCAATGTTTAATCAGCTTTTTTATTTAACAAACACCATCAAACAAATGGATAAGTTTAATTTAAACAACATAATAATATTAGACAATGGCTCAACGTATCCACCACTTTTAGAGTGGTATAAAACAACAACTCTTCCTATAGTTTGTTATCCAGAAAATCCTGGGCCAAGGGATTTCTTTTTGCGTAGTGAAATATGGAACAACTTACCAACTTATTTTTTTGTGTCTGATCCCGATTTAGAATTCCCTGACAAAGTACCTAATACTTTAGTAAAAGACTTAATAGATTTATCAGAAAAAAAAAGATGGAAAAAAATAGGATTAGCTTTAGACATTAAAGAAAAAGATAAAATTTGCCCTACTATTAACATTCACGAACCTTCTTATTGGAAAATCATATTAGATACAACAGACGGTGGTGATCCCATATACGAAGCTTTAACAGATACTACTTTTGCTTTTTACAACAAAAAATACTTTGATGACGAATTCTTTATAGCTCCGCGTCTAGCTGGACGTTACACCTGCAAACATCATGGCTGGTATTACAACAGACCCGAGCCAAAAGAAGAAACAGAATATTACAGACAAACACAAAAATTTTGTTCTACTATTGATCGATCATAAAAACAAATTAGTTTCAAACAAAGTTGCTACACTTTTGTATTGGTCAGGATTTAGTTTTAAATAATGAGTGTTAGTTATATTTAAGTTTTCATGTTCTCCAATATCTTGCAATAGCTTTCCTTCTACTCCGTTTTGACCTAAAAAACTAATAGCAGAAGTTTTTAAAGCGTGAATATCAATGCTACTTCCGTCAGGATATCTTCTAGGTATACCTGCAAAGGCTAAATCTTTATGAAAATCTCTAGTTAAAATTTTTCCTAAATTAAATATTCGTTCTTTAGCTTTTATTTTTTTCTCTTTGATCCAGCTTTTTAACATTACTGCCATACTTAAAGGTAAAGGTTTAGATAGTATCTTTCTTTTTTTAACCCTATCGGCAGAAAAGTTTGCACAAGGATAAGGCCCATCTAATTCTAAATCTTGTGGAGTTAAAGTTAAAGCAGCTCCTAATCTGGATACGCTGGTAAAAAGATAATAATAAAGGAGAGCACGACAACGAGATTTAGTTTTTAAGTAAGCTGTATACTTAGGAGTAAACTTAATTAACTTACCTGTTCGGCTGCGTTGAAAGAAAGGTCTTAGAGTAGTTGCTCGTATAAGCTTTTTAATTTGATATACATTAAGAGCTTTTCTAGATTTGATTTTTACTCCGCTAAACCTTTCAATAGATTTAAATTTGTTTTTTAACCAGTACCCTTCTTTTTTACACCAAGCTCCAAAGACTTTCAAATATCTCCTACATACATTCTTCGTTGTAGCCGACCAAATATTTCCTTTTTTTGATTGTTTTTTATCTAATAATTGAAAAATTTTATTGGTGTTTATTTCAGAAAGAAATGTAATTGAAGGATGCTTTAAAAAACAAGTTAAGATGTAAGTCACATCTCTTACATATTTCTCACTACGGCTTTCTCTTTTAAATGACTCTAAAAATAAAGCTAGCAACGCATCAATATTGTAATTTTCTGAATCAGGTCTTAAGGAATTTAAACCCAACGCTTTGTTTTCTTGTTGTTTATTATATCGTTGCAAGTAAAGGTACGCAGCTTCTTTTGAGGTAACCCCTTTAAGTGTAATAAACTGCTTTCTTTTATCGGGCAAACCTGTACCTAAAGAATAAAAAGGGGATTTCTCTACCACCTTTTTTGCCCCTTTTGTTTTAGCTGCAACCCTTTTGCCGTTTAACACCCATCTAATCCTTGTTCTGCGTATGATGTAAGCCATAAATACTTTGCCTTGAATTAAGTTTTGGGTTACCTAATGGGTTACCTACAATCGGTAAAACAGTCCTTCATTGGCTATTATGGTACTTAGGCAGGCAAACGCCAAGTCAACCTTTAAAGCTCAAGCAAACGGCTTTAAAGGCTTATATTAAAGGAGTATTGGCTTATATTGGGTGTTAAGGTTTAACTAAAAAAAGAACTGGGGAACTAGGATTCGAACCTAGACAAACTGCTCCAGAGGCAGGTTGTCGTGCAAAAAATTATTATCATAAGCCTATATATTACAATAACTTAAGTGTACTCATTATTAAAACTTGCGTTTTGGGTTACCTAATGGGTTACCTATAGGGTGACCTACTTAACAAACTCTGGTTCTTCTTCTATGCTTTTAACAAAGCTAATAACTTCTTCTACCTCTACGGCATCAAGATACATTTCAACAGGGCTATTATCAAACGCTTCTCCGCATTCTTCGTAGTAAGCGGGAGCATAACCGTCTTTAGATTTTCTAAGTAATGTTACTGTGTACAAAACTTCTTTTTTATCTTGTCCACCAACAGAAAGGTTTGTTGGTGACTCTACAATTTTTAAAAGAATATTTGGTTTTACATAAGTCATTTCTGAAAATCGCATAAGTAACTCCTTATATATAAAAAAAGGAAGCCCGAAAGCTTCCTTTAATCTCATCTTCTTGATGAACGAAATTATTAATTAAATATCTATTTTTTACTAGGGTTCAGCGTGATTTGATTTCTCTTGTTTGTATTGGTCGCAAAATTGTTTTACAGAACAATAAGCTTCACACCGAGTTTTTTCTCCTGGCCTTTTAACAATGAATACTTTTTTGCTTCCTTGTTCTTTTTCAAACAAAGCTTTATCTGTAAGAGCTTGATCTTCAGTTAAAGCCAAAGATAATGCTCGTTTTTGACCGTCTTTCATTACAGCAAAAACAGCAGGTTTCTCCCATTGTTCTTCTGGTGTACATAAAGGTAAAGCTTGTTTAGCATCACTATGTTTTTTGACGCGATCTTCTATTGCAATTTGAGCTTCTTCTTTACTCCACAAATTTAAAGTAACAACTTGAACTGGACTTTGTGGATAAGTAGGTTTCATTCTAGCTTCTTTAGCTTGCCAATCTCTAAGGATTGCAACAACTTCTAATCTATTTACTTCGTGCCCATGCCTCCTAAGCAAGTGAGCATAAGTATTTAACTGATTAGTCCAGTCTTTATGTTTAGAATCAAAAACCATAGACCACGCAGAAGTTACTTTGTAGTCCTGAAGCAAGCCTTGGCTCTTTACAAACCTGTCAAACTGTCCACTAATTTTATAACCAAGAATATCATCTACCAATCTGGTTTCTGTAATAGCTTCTGTATCAGATCGTCTTAGAATTTCGTGAATACATTTACCTAAAAGAACCCAAATTCTATCAGAGGCATCTTGTGATATTTGATCTTGGTATTTGTTTTCTAAACTTAACAGTCTTGGCGATTTCCATAAATCTGTAACGCTTAAATCTGAAGACCCTTTAGAATAGTCGTCAAAAGTAATTGCATTGACCAAAGATTCTGGAAGGTTTTTAACATTAGTTATTTTCATATCGACCTTTCATTTGATTGTATTCTCGAAAAGAAGAAACCATTTTTGTTACAAGTTTTAAATCTCCAATAGACTTATACAAATCGTCTACTATTTGATCTGACATTCGATCTGTTATGCTAAAATCTAAATGCTTAAGAAGATGATCGCCTTTATAAAGAAAAAGAATAGGTATACCTAAATTTTGTTTACGGCTTTTTACTTTGTTATTAGTAAGCTTTAAGTACATTTCTTTTATATTTTCTTTTTCAATTCCGATAAGTACCGCTTCTTCTCTTGCAAATTGTTTATCACATAACTCTCTGTATTTTGCTGCAAGTAAAGAATCTCCACTTACAATAAGAAACCCTTCTAGCTCTCCTTTTAAAACCCCTGACAGCTTGTATTCATCCATTGCTTTGTCTACATGTGCAATGTAAGCACAGTAAACACTAGATGAAAGCTGTTCTAAAATACGCGAAGAGTAATCTTCAATGTTGCTATCCATTATTGAGTTTTATCCTTTATTAATTTTTGAAGATTTTCCACTGGAATTCTTACGCACTTTCTTGAAAGTTTTATTACTTTTAATTGTTTTGCAAGAATCATACGGTCTATCGTTTTTGGGTTTACTGCTAACCAATCGGCTGCTTGTTGCCTTGTTAGCATTACTTTTTCTACCATTAGTTTTCTTCTTTCTTTTTTCTGCAAAAGGTACTCGAAATAAATTCTTGAACTCCTTTTGCAAATAAATCTGAGATTGTATCTACAACTACAATAGCCAGGGTTAAGATAACTTCGCCCATAACGGATGCTCCTACTTTAGCCAAAACCATGTTTTGCCTCCCGTTCTTTTAGTGAATGAATCCTTTACTTGAGCAATAAACTTTTCAATATCTTGTTTTAACTTTTCACATTCTTTTTCGCATAATTTTTGAATGTCTGTTTTTATTTTTTCTGTAAGCTTTGTAGATTCTAAAAGCAATTGCAGGCTAATCTTTTCAGACTCTTCGTCTAATTTTTCTAAGTTGTTTTTAACTTCTAAAGACATTTTGTCTGACGCATCTTTAACATAAGTACCAACAACTCGTTTAATCTCATCTTCAATAGCCATATCAAAATCCTTTTATAAAGTGGCCACTAATTCCTTTGCAGGCACAGTGCTTGCAATTTCTTCTGAACAATCCGTGTCAAACGGAACAGGACTTAAACCTCTAAAAAGTGAACGAAATGTCGGAGGTTTTTCTTTAGTAATTAAAGCTAAAGTTTCAGAAGCTATAAGACCTTTAACCTTTTGAACAGTTGTTTTTACAAAAGAAGAAAGGTCAATCTTTGAAGTGTCAGGATAATTTAAACCATAACAAAAATTATTAGACGCAAGTTTAACTAATAAAACCCTTACGCTGCGTAATCCGTTAGCTACTTCATTTGGGTCTGGTCGATAAATATTTTTGCGTAAACAAACACCTGTTTCGCTTACATCTAATTTTTCTTTAGTTGCAAGAAGTACCCAACCTTCATAAATATCAATCTGATTTCCTTCCATTGGTTCGGTGTGTACATGATTTATAATGTGTGTAACAAGATAGTCTTCTTTTTGAAAACCAGAAAAAAGACCGCAGACAGCTAAACCTTTTAAATAAATATTTTTAAACCAATTTGCTGCAATAGGTATGTTCACAACATTTACTCCATGAATATGTTTAAAACTTTTTTGCGGAGAAGCGGGAATAAATCTAACTGTTATTTTTGACAACGATCTATTCTGTTCAAAAAAATAAAGCAAACCTTCTTTTTTCCATTCGGAAACTAAATTTCCAACATTTTTTAATTCAACCTTGTTTCCACTCCAAGACAGTTTAAATACACTAGATAAAAATCGATTTGCTATCGAAAGAGCATTACCGTATTTGCAAATTCTGTCTAATTTATTAGCATCAAAAAAAGAAAATTCTTTGTACTTAAAATAAGTTTCTAAACATTTATAAGAAACATTTTTAGTAGAAAGAGAAATAAAAGAATTTTCAATTGCTAACGAGTGCTTTGCATATAAATAAGGTGCAGAATAAATTTTTTGTTTTTTCTCTTTTTTATTTTTAGTTTTAAAAACTAAATTTTTCTTTGAATTAATCCTTAAGCAAGCTCGTAAAGCTTTAAATCCAGTATAAGTTTCGTCAGGAAGTTCTTTACAAGTTTGCATTGCTTTTTCTTTAAGATTCATTTTATAGCTCCATGTCTATTGTTGTTCCCCAAGCTGGGGCAGTTCCTTGACCATACCGTAGAAACAATGTATCTACACCCGGATCAGCGGGGTATTGACTATAGCAATCAGTTAAGCACACAATTAAATCAGGTTGATAATCTAAAGCTTTTCCAATAACCTCAATGTGGCATGTGCCTCCGCCACCTTTAACTTTTGGTTCCCATAAGTCATCGGGTTCTAAAATTTCTTCTTTGTATACTTTTACATCGTGCCACAAAATTGCTGTGTTCTTTTTGTGTTGCGATCTAAAGTCGTTAACTTCTGCAGCAAAAGCAGACAACAAATTCGTATTAATACTTCCAGAAGTATCAATGAGAAAAACAATTGTTCCTAGTTCTTTTCCACCCAATGATGGAAGATGATACTTTGGATAAAATCGTTTGTCTGGTTTAGTCCAAACAGTTTCGCTTTTAGAAAACTTAAGAAGATATTCTTGAAGCAAATGCTTCCAATCAACTTTAGGTTTTTTTTGTGCTAATATTCTTGATAAAGATCCCGGTAAATCTCCCCGCATTTGTGCAGTTTGTTTTGCCATCTCTGTCATAAGTTCGGTATCAGATTCGGCTTCTCGTAATTCTTCGGGTGTAGCTTTGCCTGGAGGCATAACTTCACCAAAAGTTTGAGGACATTTATACTTAATTGTTTCGTTAGGTGCATTTGTTTTTGTAGGAGTCTCTTCCGCGTCTTCTTCAAAATCGTAATCAGAAGTCGAATCAGAACCAAAGTCTGAATCAAAATCTGAGTCAGATTCTGAAGACGAATCAGAAGAATCATTTTCTTCAAAACAAGAATCAGAGTCATCATCTAAATCTTTGTCAGGATTAGAACCATTACCATTAGATGGAATAGGATTGTCGTTAGTCTTTTCTTGAGGAATTCCATTCTTAGGGTCTTTTAGTAACTCATAATAAGCTTCTGCGGTAAGATCTTTTGGTAAAGTTTCAAACGGTTTTACACCCGGAACACATACTCCCTGAGGTAATAGAAAATTTTGCTCTAAGCAAATAGGATTGATAGCTAAATCCGCAGCAATATTCCAAAGCTCTGGGTTCCTTGCTCCCATTCGAGTGTGATGAAAAAATAGTATATGCCAGATTTCGTGACAAAGAGTACCAATCAATTCTTCATCTGACAATTTTTCTACAAACTCTGAATTATAATAAATATTTTTCCCGTCTGTACTCATTGTTTTAGCAGAAGCTTTTTCTTCTATGTCTAATTGCATAACGCAGCTACTGAAAAACGGAGCTTCCGGTTTTGGACTTAACAATAATTTTGTTAATGCCCTACTTATCTTTTGTTTTACATCCATGATTACTCCTAATTGTTTTGAGTCTGAAGTTCTTTATGTGTAGACTGCGTGTCCAACATAAGAATTGCACTGGTGATTGTGCATTTTGTTTTGTTAATAAGGTCTTTAGTAGCCATTAAAGTCATATCTAAAATGTTTTCGTAATGGCTTGCTTTGTTTTCAATATGATCTAAAGCTTTTAATTTACTTTGCAAAGCATGATTCTTTAAATCGCCCGAATAGACTTCAGTAGATATTGTGTTAATCTTCTGAGCAAGCTCGTCCAAAATACCTTCAAGTACCACTTGTTTTTCTTTTTCACCCAATTCGTGGTTTACATGATAGATTCGAACAGGACTTTGCTTTTCAAGTTTTTCTGAAAGAATCCTAAAGATAGTCATAGAGCTTTCGGCTAACCAATAGATACCACCACAAGAACGCAAACTTGTACCGTACAATCCATTTGGAACAGACATGATGATATTTTTAAGAGTTCTAGAAACATCATTAGGTGTGAAGTATTTATTTAGTCCTTCATACATGTTGTTTACAAAACTTAATTCTTTTTCATTTACATTTGTCATTATGACTTTATCTAAAGAAGCACTGATAAAATAAGAACAAATGTATTGTCGTTCATTTTTCTCAAGGCCTTTTTGTTCTCTAAGGATCTCGTAACCTTGAGCATTTAATTGACGAATTAAATATCCATCTTTTTCTGAATAAACAGTCTTAAGAGAATCGTACAACACGGTAAGATTAGTTCTCCCTTTAGGGGTGAACTCTTTTAATCCACATTCAATTAGCAAATCTGTTAAAACTTTCTTATCAACATTTGCTGAATCCCAAAAAATCAATGAACCTTTTCCTGTGGTGGTAGTTATCATTTTAATTACTCCTTAAATAGTACATACACTTTTGACAAACGAAGAATTAGCTTGTAACCAATTGACAAATTCTGGAACTTTAAGCAGAGCAATTTTTTGATATTCTTTATCAGAAGTCTGATAGCTTCTAATAGATGCTACACTCATTTCGTTGCAACCTTCTTGAGCATAACGAAGAGCGATTTTGGTTGCAGGTATTGCGTATTGTTTGCAATCTTTATTAACTCGACTAGAAAATCCAGCCATAAGTGCGTAACGAGCATCTTGTTTTTTAGGCAAAACACAAGTGTCAGGGTTAGCCATGATGTCGTTAAAGTTAATTTCATTAAGCAATCGATGAAACGCTAAGAACGCTGGAGCAATTTCTTTACCTACTAAGCCCGATACAATAGAAGGCAAAACAGACAAAGGTGCATTTTTATACGAACTAAGCATTTCCCAACTTCGTGGAGAAGCAAAACACTCTTGCTCTTTAGACGGATCAAAAGTTGAAAGATGCTGCGGAGCAAAATTAATATAACCTAAAACGGAATCCCATGTTCCTTTAGAGGTTGCGTATTCAATCCAATCTTCGTAATGACTTTCTGCTGTGATATGAACCACCCTGTTTTTCATAGCACTAATCATTCTGTTAGCTCCGGTGCGATCTGTAGTTCGATTACCGGCAAGAATTATTCGGGTATCTTCTGGAAGTTTATGATCGCCAAACTGATAGTCATAAACAGCTTGCAAAGATGCACCTTGAATTTCTGGACGAGCTTGTGAAAATTCATCAAACAAAATTACAGTTTTATCTGTCGTAGGAAAAAAGCTTGGTTTTAACCAACGCAAAAATCCTCCAACATCTACGGGTAGTCCGCGAAGATCAACAGGATCTAAAGTGGCTAAACGAACATCAATCAATGTGTAGCCAACCTTTTCTACAACTTGTGAAATAATTTTTGATTTGCCGATGCCAGGAGGCCCCCAAATCATTAACGGTACTTTGGTCTTTAGTGATTCTTCAATTGCAATTTCTAAAAGCTTTGGACGCATGATTATCGTTTCCTTATTGAGTCTTTGTTTAAGACAGTGGTGTTTGTAAATTCGAGTGCAATGTAGCTGTAAGACAATTCAAAACTTGATAGATGAGTAGGTTTTTTGAATAAAAATTTGTTAAAGTATTCTTCAATAATTTCGTACAATTTGAATTCTTCAATCTCTAAACGAACAACAATATTATTTACAGTAATTTGAAATTTAAAATCGGGATTTAAGTTAGCGTACTTTTCAAAAAGTACATCAGCGTTTGTCAAACCATTTAAAAACAATTCGTGTTTAGATAACCAGTAAACTAATATGTCACCAAAAATAATTGCTGAATCTGATTCTTTAATTTCGGGGGTTAGTTCGCTGCTGTATGGTACACGCAAACTAACTTTCTTTAACCCTGTTGGCTCTTTTGCCAAAATTGTTTTTGTTATTTCTGACAACTGAGTTACTGATGCTGGCGGTATTGTTTTCCAAAAAACATCTTCGCTAAGACTTACATTCATAACTAGACTCCTATGTACCTAAAGGTACTATGAGATAATAATTAGTCAATACTTTAGTAATAATTATTCCTACCTCCTTTCTAAAAATTTCCATTTAAAGAAAAAAATAACTTTTAAAAATAAGGTTTAACCGCAAAGCTATATTTAACAAGGACTTACAAACTAATTAAATCTTGAAAACAAACAAAATAACAAAGTTTAAATTTAAAATTTAATTACAAACTGTTATGTACAAACAACTTAGGTTAAATAAAAAGTTTAAATTTGAGGCATTTCTTTAAAAAGCAAACATTGGTTTAGATGTAACTATATACAAGATAATACTTTACATTGTTTTTTAAGTGTATTTTTTAAAAATAACAAGTGTTTAAAAAAAACCTAAAACTGACCCTTGGTATAAATCACAAATAATTTTATGATGACTTTTTATGTTGAGGTCTATAACTTACCCCAACGATTCTTTATTTAAAAAAAAAATAAGGAAGGGCGATCTATTTATATTAGACCTAATAGAATTGCAGTAAATTTTTAAAGAGTAGTCTTACTGATCGCTCAAGGTGTCGGCCCGCCCTGACGGGCGGCCTCCACCTTTCGATCAATAAAACATATGGTCGGCAGGCTCGACACCAGACACTACACAGCCCCAAAATATTTCTTCAAAGAGTTCTAATTTTAAAATGTCTTCTTTTTCGGGTTTATAAGAAACCAAAGCATATCGATCCACCTTAGGATAGGTAGGATTATAACTAAGATAGTGGGCTTGTTTTGCTCCGGTTACTAAGATTTGATGTTGTAACTGAGGCAGATACTTTTCTGGAATTGAATTGTTTAATGCAGAATCATGGTCTTTTTTGCCTGGGCATTTGATCTCTAAAATAGTTCGAGAGTACGGCTCCCACCCATCAAGACTTGCTTTGATATAATTTTTTGTAGAATGAAAAGCACAAAGCGGTGTTACAGATTTTTTAATCCACCCAGAATACCATCGTCTTACATCACCTTCTAATACTTGACCCCGCCTCATTCGTTCATTAATCCAAACTGATCTTTCTTTTTGCTCTGCTTCCCCGCGTTTTTCTTTCCAAAGGTCGTACCGATTACGATCAAAGTGCTTTCCTTTAACAATTACGGGGGCATCAGAGCTACCTATACCGTAAGTTCGCCAGCTTAACCATTCAGTAGAACCTTGTTCGAGAGTTATTTCTCTCATAGTTTTTTATTCAAATCTGAAAGAGCTTGTTTTTTTAAAACAATTTTTTCAACTAATTGTGGAATTGCCAATTCAAAACATTGTTTAAGGATATCTTCTTTAGAAATCTGTAAACCCGCTGAAACTTTATTTAGTAAAGATAGTTCTTCTGTACTAAAATCTAAAACAAGACCTGCCTCACCTGGGTTAACACTAGACAAAAGCTTTTCGCAAGCAAATCGAATAGCAGAAGAGAATGAAATGTGCTGGTTTAAAGCATATTTATCCATCTTTTTTGCAATGTCTTTAGTTAAAACTATTGATCGTTTTTCTATTTCGCTCATCTTTTTTTCTCAACATATTTTCTTTTTTGAGTTTGTGTGTTAGATTCTTAAAAGAAAAACACACAAATTCCGACCTATTATTCTTAATAGGTTTAAAGAATTATTACAAGTGTGTTACCTAATTATTAACAAAGTAATAAGCAAATCGTTAAAAATTAAAAAAAATTACAAATTCCTACTTTATCAATAATTTATTATTGACAAATTATTACCGCAGTATATATTTATATCATCGCCCAATAAACCATTCCTCACACACGAAATGAGAGAGAGAGCGAACAGTGCCCAGCTTAAGCAAATCCAACGTACTAGAAAATTTAGACAAAAAAAGTTCTTCCAACACGGCAACGGTTGTAGAAATTCCAAACGAACTTTGGGAAAAAGTACAAGAGTGGTATTTCGCCTCTCTTCCCGAATCGTCTCGCATGGAACTTCTATCAAATTACATTTTATCGTTAGCCTTAATCTTGGAAGGGAATGAAAGCCATGAGTAACATTATTACAACAAACGGAGAAGGTGAAGAAAACTTTTTCGGAGAAATTGAAAATATTGCAAATCACTTTGTGCAGTCTGGATATTTTAAAGACTTAAGAAGTGTGTCACAAGCAGTCGTAAAAATTCTTAAGGGCCGAGAGTTAGGCATTGGGCCATTTACAGCCATTGACCAGATAAATATGATTCAAGGTAGACCTAGCCCTAATGCAAACCTTATTGCAGCCCTTATTCGAAAATCAAAAGATTATGATTACGAAATACTAGAGCACACAGATCAAGTGTGTCGATTACAAATCCTTCGACACGGTAAACCCTCTGGCCCTCCAGTTGAATTTACTTACGAGAATGCAAAAAAAGCTGGCTTAACTCGCAATGCAACTTATCAGGCATATCCCCGCAATATGTTGTTTGCAAGAGCTATTAGTAATGCTGCTAAATTTGGTTGCCCCGATGTTACTACAGGGCTTTACGTTCCAGAAGATTTTGAAGGTACTCCTGTTATAGACATTATCGAAAGTAAAAAACCTTCTAATGACGTAACAACATTGCTTAGGCTGTCAATGGAAACCGGAACAACTCTTGAGGACATCAATATAACTTTTGACACTACCTTCACGGAATGGAGTTCGGTATGCAAAGACCCGGAAATGTTGGTGCAAATAATGAAATTCCTAAACACCAAAAAAGAGACTCAATAGTAAAAGTTTGGCAAAATCAATTTGGATCTGGTGTAGCACCATTGAAACAAAACAAAAGAAAACAAGAAAAGTTTTCTACCGGAGCAGTAAGAGATAGTCGCAAGGCAAAAGGAAGATACGATCTTCTTCCGTGGTCAGTATTGCAGTTGTTAGCAGAACGGTTTGAGGAAGGTGCGGTTAGATACGGAGAAAGAAACTGGGAAAAAGGACAACCTCTTTCCCGCTATCTAGACTCTTGCCTGCGACATCTCTTTCAGCACTTAGAAGGAAGAACAGACGAAAAACATAGTGTAGCTGCTTTGTGGAATCTTATGGCTTTTGTTTGGACACAAGAATCAATTAAAAACAAAACACTACCAAATACATTGGACGATCTTAAAAAGAAAAGTCCATCTCGAAACATTCGGGGAAAGTGAAGGGGGCGAATCGTGTCGTACCTTTCAAGTTTTGCTGGGGCTTTCCCCGAATAACTATACGCAACACCCAGCAAAGTTGCTCTAAAACAAAGGAAAAACAATGAGCGAAAGATTGTACAAAGAAAACAAATTCTACCAAGCAACTGTTGTTGGGCAATTGCTTACCACTTCTAAAAGTGGTGATCCTCAATTCCGTTTGGAAATTGAGCTTGCTGGGATTTTGAAAAGCAAAACTGTGGAAGAAGGTGTAGAAGAATTAGCTGACGAGCTTAAAGCTAATAAAGTTATATTCTTTACTTTTAATCCAGAACCTTCACGCATGGCTCGCTGCTTCCGTGACCTTGCAATTATTGGTTTGAACTCTATGGACATTGGTTTGCTTGATCCTGACAACGCAAAAGGATTAAAGCTTATTGGTAAGTCTGTTTTGGTTCGACCAAGATATTCTACTGATCCAACAACTGGTGGCGAAAACGATTGGTGGAATCTTTGCACACCTGCACCAGTTCCTAAAAAGATTTCAGCCGATGTTCTTAAACGCTTTAAAGAAGATCACTCAGAAGCTTTGATCGAAGCGTTTTCAAACAAAGACAAAAAAGCAGAGGCTCTACCTTTTTAGTATAATTGTCTAAACATTAAGCAGCGGGAACAGAAAAACTCCCGCTGTTTTTTTGTCTCTAAAAATAAAAAATACCCAAGCAAAGGTGCAGCTTATCATGGATGAAAGCTATTTTTCTGACGATTTAGATCCCGCAGATTTTCCCTATCTTTACAAAGTCTTACAATCTTTTCCTAAATGCACACGCTCTGGAAACGGATGGAAGGCTTGCTGCACAAGTGCATCACACAACGGAGGCAAAGGGGATAACAACCCCAGCCTGTCTATATCAATAGGCCCTAATGGAAAAATATTAGTCTTTTGTTTTAGTGGCTGCACTACAGACGAGATTGTTTACGGTGCGGGGCTAGAACTCTCCGACTTATTTCGACCATCATTTGAAGATCCCTATCCGCAACAAAGCACATCTTCAGAAAAAATTCCTTACAACCCAATGATTACTTTGGTGTACGAAAAGCTTTTAGAACTAGCACCCATTGATCAATCAAAAATTCAAAGCCTTTATGAACGCGGATTTAATAAAGAGTCATGCAAGACTTTAAATTTTGGAACAATTCAAAGCACACAAAAACTTTCAAGTTTGCAAAACAAATTAGTAGAACTCTACGGAGATAAACTTGCGGAAGTGCCAGGGTTTATAAAAAACAAAGCAGGCATTACTTTTGTTGGCAGTGATCTTAAAGGATTAATAATACCTCTTAGAGATATTCAAGGCAGAATAGTTGGATTAAAAACCCGCAGACCTCATGGCGACCCTAAGTATCTTTTATGGTCATCACCATCTGCCAGAGCATTTACAACGCTTCATTTTCCTTTAGGGTTTAAAGCAGCTAATCTGATCCGTATAACAGAAGGCGAACTCAAAGCTGACCTAGCTCAAGAAAAAACTAAAGTACCTACTATATCTATTTCCGGTGTAAATCAATGGCGAGCCGTATTAGATTGTCTTGATGAAATCAAACCTAAACAAATCTTAATTGCTTTTGACTTTAAAGATGTGTTGGAAAAACCTCAAATTAAACACACCCTTTGGGAATTCGGAAACGAGCTTATGGGCCGAGGTTTTCAAGTTGGCATTGAAACTTGGAAAGACACTTCTTGCAAAGGTATTGATGACGCATTAATGGAAAGTCAAGAAATTGTTCCAGACTGGAACTACTTCTCTCAACCTATTTATGTTTGTCCTTCTATCGAAGAAATGAACTTTCCAAAAATACCTGATGTAGTTTCTTTTCCTTTAGAGATTTTTCCAAGTTACCTACAAGACTTTGTAAAAACCCAATCACAACTAATAGGATGCCCACAAGACTTTATCATTGCCAGCTTGTTTTGTTCTTACGCAAGAAGCCTTGGTAGCTCAAGAGCTGTTAGCTTTCGTCCTGGTTGGCTTCTTTTAGCAAATCTTTACATGTGTGTTGTTGGCGATCCTACTACGGGAAAAACTCCCGGAACACAGGTAGCTTTAAAACCTTTGTTTAATTTTCAACAACGAGAAAGAAAACGATACAGAGAAGATGTTGTTAAATACGAAGATGCAATGACACTATACAAAGCCGAACTAACTGAATCAAAAACAAAAAAAGCTGTACCTAAAAAACCAAACAAACCAAAAAACAAATTACGAATTTTTACTACGGATGTGACTACAGAAACTCTTACCAAATACCTTTTTGAAAATTACGAATCTCGCGGCAACGCTTCGATGCTTATTTTTATTGATGAGCTTGTTGCGTGGTTAGACAAAATGAATAAGTACACTGGTGGTGTTGGATCTGACCGACAGTTTTATATGTCTACTTACTCTAACTCACCAATCGACTACGGTAGAAAATCGACAGAAGAAGATTTCTCTATCCCCTACCCTTCTCTTACGGTGTTAGGCGGAACTCAAAAAGCAAAGCTTCATCATTTATCTTCAGACATCAAAGAGGAACTAGGCAATGATAACCTTGATGACGGATTTTTTAGTAGAATGCTTTTTGTCTATCCTACTTTTGTAAGAACAAAAAGAGTTAATCAAACCCCTGCTCCATTTAATTTTGAACCTTTGTATCAAAGCCTGCAAAAAATCCTTATGCTTCGTCCGGTGTTAGGAGCTGGTGTAGATACTGATGAATACATTCCTGTATCAGTACCGATTGAAAAAGATGCTCTTGATGCTTTTTGTAATTTTATAAACGCAGACATCGAAGAAATGGAACAAAAAAGAATTCCATATAAATTAGAATCATCTTGGTCAAAACATGAAGCTACTTTGGCAAAGCTGATTTTAATACTTCACAACATGCACTTAAGCTTTGAACCTACAGCCGACTTAGACAGTCCAATTAAACTTCAAACCGTTCTCAACGGAATTAAAGCTATACAATATTTTCGAGCACATTTGCTAAAAGTTTATCAAGTAGTTAATCACGGACATATTGAAGAAAAAATTGAACAGTTTATAAAAAGTGCTATTACAGATTACGAAGGTAAGTTCCCGTTCCACGACCTTTATCGAAAAAGATTGTTTGGGGTAAAAGATAAAGAGGACGCACTCAAACTTTGCAAGCTTGCAGAATTGCGAGGCTATGGAAAACTAATTTACCACCGTTCTAAAAACTCAAAAGAACCTCATGTGTTTCAATTACCACAAAGCAGGGTGAGAGCATAAAATGAGCAATCTATTTTCCCAAGCAATTGAAATTAATTACAATGGAACACCTTTAGAAAAAGGAATAATTTCTTTTGATACCGAAACAGTTCTAATAGAAAACAATGGCAAAGTTCCTGAGTTAGTTTTGTGTTCTGCATCTGACGGAAACCGAACTATTGTTTTTTCTAGAAGTCAAATGGTTCAATTCTTAGATGATCATTACACCTGCACTTTAGCTTTTCATAATGCAGCGTTTGATGTTTTGGTTATTGCTCCGTATTATCCTAAGATTTTTCATTTTGTAGATGCCAATCTTGTTGGCGATACAATGATCTTAGATATGCTTTTAAGACTTTCAGTAAAAAAAGGAGAACTAGACACAACAGACTCTGCTGTGTTTCCTAGAAGCTTAGACAAAGTTACAGCAACTTTTGGTAAAGAGCTTTCTATTACAGAACTTCCAGATAAGTCCTCACCGTATAGAATTCGGTTTGGAGAACTTCTTGGTATAAATGATCTTAATTTAGCTCCCCGTGGATTTTTAGAATACGCAGCAACAGACGCGTCAACCACCGTAGCTCTTTATAAATTAATGAATCAAAAAGCTTTAACTCTTAGCAAAGAGTTTGGTGTAACAGAAGAAATAGTAAACACCTATGGGCCTCTTTCGCACTTCTTACAAGTTAAGGCTGCTATAGCTCTTTATCAAATTTCTCTTAATGGAATTCCTTTTGACAAAACTACAGCTCAAAACATTGAAGAAAATCTAAGAAAAAGTTTACTCTCCGACATTTCTTGGATGGATGAAAATTATCCAGGTCTTTTTAAAAGACAAAAAAAAGGAGAACAAAACTTTATTGTTGCATCAAAATCGCAGTTGCCTGCAATGAATACTAATATGCTGCGTAAAGAGCTAGATAAAATTTGCGAAGAGTTAGACATTGTAACCCCAAAGTCTGACGGCAAAAATCCCGAACTAATCACAGTCAAAGGTGCTGCATGGCAAGAGTTTAGGGAACAAGATTTATTAATAGACAAGTTTGTACACTTTAAAGAAAAATCAAGAATCATTGCATTCTTTGATATGTTTAAAAACGAAGACATTAAAGACAATCGCATTCGTTCTCGTTACGGAATTCTTACTAGAACTGGAAGAACTTCTTCTTCGGATGTTAATTTACAAAACATTCCTAACAAATATGAATTCAAAACAATATTCAAACCCACTTCAAAATACCTAGTTACTATAGATTACAGTGCAATTGAATTAAGAACCTTAGCTTACATATGTGAGACTATGTATGGTCATTCAGTTATGGGAGAAAAAATTAGAGCCGGAGTTGATTTACATTCTTACACGGCAGCAAGCATTAACAGCATTCCTTACGAAGACTTTATAAACAACAGCTCAGACAAGAAATACAAAAAACTTAGGCAAGAAGCAAAAGCTGCAAACTTTGGATTCCCCGGTGGTTTAGGTATTGATACTTTTATTGTTTACGCTGAAACAAAATACGGAGTAGTTTTTACTAAAGATCAAGCGGTTAAGTTTAGAAACAATTTCTTAAAGAATGTTTTCCCCGAAATAGGTAGATACCTTCAAGAAGATTTGCTTACAGACTTAAGTCAAAACTTAGCTGTACCTTTTGAAACTTGTGCTAAAGTAATAGCTCAAATTTCTATTACCCCTAAACTTGCAGCTAGCACTATTGCTTCTGTTCTTAAAAACCCAGGCACAGCCAGTGCAGGCAATCGCAATAAAGTTCATGCTGTATTAGAACAGCTTTTGTTTTGTTCGTTAAATCCTCCTGCAAAAATAAAACAATTAATTAAAGAAGATAAACTTAACCCTGAGCTATACGATTTACTGTTTTGTAAAAACGCAATAACAGCAACAGGAAGAATTCGTTCAGGTTGTGCCTACACTCAATCTAAAAATACACCATTCCAAGGCCTTGCTTCTGACGGAGCTAAACTAGCTTTATACAAACTAATTAAAAACGGTTATAAAGTTTGTGCTTTTGTCCATGACGAAGTAGTTGCAGAAGTTAATTCTCAAGAAGAAGCTTATGCAATAAAGAAAATTATGGAAGAAGAAATGTCTGTTGTTATGAATAACACTATGCCTGTTGAATGCTCTTTAAAGCTTTCTACTTGCTGGGAAAAATAACAATTTGTTATTGACTTATTCCTACCTTATTCTTACCATCTACATAGATGGATCTACTACCCTTGAATGGAATCTGTTACGCAGGGGAAACTAAAGCTATAACATCTCGCGGTGCTATAGCTTTAGAGCTATTGACTGGAAAAAACAAACTTGAATTCTTAACACCTTGGGGTTTAAAGCCGGGCAAAGTAATAGCTAAAGGGCCACAACGATGCAAGACTCTTGTTTTAAGAAGAGCTGGTTGTCATTCACAATACAATCCATTTAGACCCGTCATTCGTGCTGCTCCTGTTTCTCACGACTTTAATGAATCAGATGAAATACAAACTTCTTGCAATTTATACAAAGAAGATTTTGATCACGGTTTTGTTCACGGAATGACTTTTCGCTATGGGATTCAATACGAACCTCATAACGAACATGCAAACATTCGAAAGTTTAGTTTTGGTTATAAGGTAAAGCAAAAACATATTCTTACACTTCTTCCTTTTCTTAATGCTAGACAAGGAAGAGAATGCGTTATTGATAGTCACTCTTCAACTGAAGTTTTTTTTAGAACAAGCTTTGATGCAAAACATTTTCCAAATGAATTTAATCACGAAGGTTATCACTCAGGTTTTATTCATGGATTCTTTTCTTTACCTTCTAAAGTTTGTTACCCCTCTAGTCGGTTTAGATTATATTTTTACGATTCCCTAGATCACAAACTTAGTGATTACATTTTAGGTCATGCTTTATTTGCAGGTTGGCTTATCAACCCTGTGTTTAACCACGAGCGTTACCAAGTATTGTTTGATGTAATATTTGACAAAAGTTTTATTGTACACAAAACAGAAATTGAAACAAAAATAGTTGAAACCTTTTGTCCTCTTATTGAAGACTTTCCTAAATTTATTGTGTATCCCGGCTTTCAAATGCCTTGCAATACCCCTGCAAAAATTTTAAACAAAAATTGTATAAGCTTTTGCGTTAGTAAAGAAACTTTAATCCACACTACTGAAGGCCCGCAGTATGTAAAAAATCTTTTTCAAAAAAAATTCAAAGGCATCTCTCAAGCACTTGATCGCTATCCTACTAAAAAACAAGGCTTTGTATCTTTAGGCGAAAAACAACTTTTTGAAATTACCACTGAAGAAGGTTTTGATTTAAAAGCTACAAGTGATCAAGAATTTAGAACTGCGTTTGATCCTCGTATGCCTTTATTTTCTATTAGTCATTGGATTAAATTATCTGATTTAAAAGTTGGTGACAAAATCCAACTGTCTACTCATCTGCCACATTCATGGTCTGGCCCTTCTACTTTTTCCCACGGTTGGATATTGACTGCTTTAATGTTTCAAGGAAGCCTTAATCCAATAAACGGATCAGACCTTACCGGAACAGGAACGCTACATTTTAAAGATTATGATCCCGAATTTTTTTTACCTTTGGCTAGAAAGATTGCAACTTACAGTCTGCCTTACAGAAGCACCCATGAAAACTCACGCATTGTTAGCTTAATAACTGATGGTTCTTTTTATTCTGTAGCTAAAAAATTTGGATTATCCCTTAACCCTTTTTACATCTCTGACGAAATTGAATTTACTTCTAACGATTTTTACAAAGGGTTCTTACAAGGGATAATGGATTTTGCTTCTGAAACAGAAAACAGTAAAGAGATAAAAATAGCATACCCTAAATTTACTATTAAAAATTACAAAGCCATACAAAGAATGTTTTTAAGAATAGGAATTATGACGGTTCTAAAAAAGAACTTTCTTGCTATGGACGAAGAAAATTTTACAAACTTTTTATCTCAAACAGGATTTACACACCCAAATAAAACAAAACAATTCAAACATTTAATACCAAGCTGGGATTACCAATTCCCCGGTGTTCACACAGTAAAGATAAAAACAATTACCCCAGCAGGTAAAGAAAAAGTGTACTCTTCTTACCTACCTACCTTTGACGGAAATGGATTTCTTCTTAAAGGATTAACATGACCAAGACTTTGTTTGCGGGAATTGACCCAGGTCTTAACGGAGCTTTAGTAATTATTGATGCAAGTACAGACAAGATTGTATTTGCAAACCCTTTACCCCTAATTGATAGTCCAGAAAAAGGACGCAAGGATATAGATTGTTTTGCTTTAAATATGTATTTAGAAATTTTTAAAAAAGATATTCACACCTTAGCTTTAGAGAAAGTTCACTCGCGTCCAATGCAAGGTGTAGTTAGTACATTTACTTTTGGAAGAGTATACGGAAAGATTATGGCTTGCTTAGAGTTATTAGGCCTTTCAACAATACTTGTACCCCCTTCTGTATGGACAAAAGCTTTGTTGCCTGAAGGCATTAAAGACAAAAAAGGCTCTATTGAATTCTTCAAATCTCGCTGGGAGGAAAAGCTTTTATTCCCCGGCAAACGAAAACTCCCTCACGATGGTATAGCAGACGCTGGGTGTCTGGCGGAATATGCAAAGATAGATTACTATTCCTCCCCTGCTTTTAATCCTTAAAGGAAACTACCTATGAGCGAAATAGTTGACATGGAGTTTACGGAAGCCACAGATAAGATTTCAAGACTTTACCCGCCTGCTTTAGCAAGGTTTAAAGCGGGGTTGGAAAAAGCTGGATTCACACCTACGGAATCTTTTCAGCTTGTAGCTATTTATTTAAAGCTTTTAGTAAGCCTTGTTTTTGAACAAGACGAATGCAGTGTTGATGAAGAAGATGATGAGGATGATGAAAAAGAAGAAAGGGGATTTGATTTATGAACCAGACCGACTTTCTTTATATTTTAAATCAACTCAAGTTATTTCATTGGAACACTAAATCTTTTGCAGCCCATAAAGCTTTTGGAAAAGCCTATGAGTTACTTGACGATTTAATAGATGAATTTGTAGAAATGTGGCAGGGTGAATACGGGATTATGAACACAGGGTTTTTATCAGATAACGTATTAAATAAAAATACCCCTGACGGCATTTCTAGATTCTTTAATGATACCCAAGATTTTTTATTAATTACTATCCCCCAGCATATTAACTCAGATACCGATAAGGATCTGTTAAACAAAAGAGATGAGATACTGGGATGTCTTTCGAGATTAAAATACCTCTTAACTTTAAGTTAAGGAATACCGTGGAAGATCCTACTTCGCTAGGTAGATATTTAGGTGATGAGTATTTTTCCTTTTTTGTAGATGAAGGAAACATACTTGATGTTTATTCTTTAGAAAAAAATTCAAGAGCTAAAGACATTTGGACATTAGCTGAACTTAAAAAACTAATGAATTTTACTTCAGTTAATTTATTAATTGTATATCGACATTCCTTTCCCGCAGCTTATCTAGCTTACACAATTAGGCGAAACCGTATTAGTTTATGGAATGTTACAGTACAAGATTCCTTTAGGCTTCAAGGCTTAGGTTCGGGTGTTATACGGTGGATGGCTAAAGAATATCCTAGTTATGATGTAGCGACTACTTTGCGAGAGACTGATTTAGAATCACAAATATTTTTAAGACAAACAGGGTTTATGTGTACAAAGACAGTTAAAGAAGCCTTTGCAAACCCTGAAGAAGATGGTTATTTTTTTGCTCGATTAGCAGAAGCGTATCGGTAACCCCTTGAGTAAATTAGGAATTTGCCCTACTCTACCCTGCCCCTATTCTAAACCCCTTTAACGGGAACTCCCCTTCTCAAAGAGAAGAGAGGGAAAAGGGAGAGGTACATTAAAAATGGATTTAGAAATACCAACACCGGGTCAAGTAGAAGAAGCACAAAAAAGAATGCAGATAATGAACCTCCGCATTTCCGGTTGGTCTATGCCTGAGATTTCAAACTTACTTCAAATACCAGAAAAAGAAACATACAGCATTGTCTTACAACAACTTCAAGAATGGACAACTCTCACTCGCGAACAAACAGAAGAAA